ATCAGTTTTAGAGAGCCGATAGGTAGAGCTCCTTTTTGTTCACTTCTTTTTTAAACCCCATGAGTGATACGGGAGGTGATTAGGCTGCTACAGCGTAATCAGCACCAATGAATGACATTACATCATCAAAGGTCCAAGTAGATAATTCTACGTCAGTTATTGTTTTGTACAGATTTAAAGACATCTAGCACTTCTGTCTACGTGTGATACTATGCTTCTCATCGCAATCAATTCCAAAGCATCCCCATATCAATAAATACAAATATACGAAAAAATATTTATATTACCAAATTAATTTACTTTCGCAAACTGAAGAAGATTAGGAAGGTATAGACCGAGTTTAGGCATTTCTTCTTTTACAAACTCTATTGATTTTTTATTTGAATTCATAATTTCTTGTGGAACACCTTTAATTCTCCATCTAATTGATGTAGTTTTATAAAGTCCATTACCCTGAATTATTGGCCTATACGATTCACTTATTTCGTATATTGGAGAATCATTATCATTTATTTTTTGTACGAAATATCTTTCAATATATCCAATACTATATTCTACATCACCCGGTGTTGGTAAATAAGTTTGAATTTTAATAGGCTTTATTTTATTTGCATTATTTAGACTAGCCGCTGCATATTGTAATACATTTCCTACCATAATATAAAATTTTATTATTTAGATACTTGTTGTCTATATTGTCCAACAACTTCGGTAACCCACTTACTATCTTGAATATCATGCTCAACCTGCACTACTTGAAAGAATCCATTTTTTTCATACTTTTCCGGAATACCTTTTATAACAAAAGTATCACCTCTTCTAATTCCACTTTTTCCAAAAATTTTAAAAGAATATTTTATTGGTAATAAGTGTGAAGTTTTCATTGCCCCAGGATATGATTCAAATGCTTCATTTTTTATAATATCAAATAGTTGTGGGTCATCACAACAATAAATTTTAAAATTTTTATTAAATTCGGTAAAATTATTATTTAAATTTCCCAACACAGCAGGAACAATTATATTAACATCTGGATTTGGTACGATATTAATCTTATCCAAATTTGTGGTTAATGTGGTTGCCTGCGTATCTAATTCAATATCTTTAAGTGTTTTTATTTTATCAGCAAGATATTTTAATCTAGCGCCTTCTGGAGTAGCTTCGTAATATACAGTTTCTCTCGGGTCAAGAATTCCCAACCATTCTCCTAAAGAACGTCCTGCGCTTTGACTCAAATCTACTTCCATAACCAATTCACCTTTTGCATTACGCCATCCAATAAACTGCGTATAACTTCCTAGTGGGTCATTTACATTTGGAATAATACCAGTATCACTTTTTACTAAAGTTTGTTCAATTGTATCATAGTAAGTTTCTGCTTCAGTTTTTGTTTGAGGGTCAACTTCAAAAGCCACTTTATTTGGGTCTGGTTTTGTTTTTGCAAGTTTTTCCTTACTATTTTCACTATTTATACTATCCACATCAATTGCTGATAAAAATTTATCTTTTTTATTTGAAAATAGGCCACCAACATCAATGTTTTTAGAATCAGGATTAACTGAATACATTTTTCCGGATTCCGGTTTTTTTGTTTTTGTATTGTAAGTTATAGATTCTCTTTTTAAAATAATTTGGTTAGTCATTTCAGATGGAATATCAATATCTAAATTTGCTTCTAAAAATACCGATGCCGCTCCACTATGTGCGAATGTTCTAACAGGTTTACTAGAATCTCTATATCCAGTCCAGTTTTCATCTATTATTTGCAATTCTACCGAATCTCCAATTTGTTGTTCTATAATTTGAAAATTCCAAAATGAATTTACAGCACTGGCCATTTCGTTTAATATTTCTAATAAAACGTCTCTAATAGATTTGTTATTTGAATTTATTATTGCATTTTTAAATACTTCATAGTTTACATACAAGTGTTCCAATTTTCCATAATATCCAGGTAGTTCAAAGAAACCATTGTAACTTGATTTTTTAACACTAGCTGGTGGTATTTCTTCATATTGTACGAAAGACATCCAACCCTGTTTTACAGTTTCTTTACCGGTTGCACTATCAACTACCCACATATCCGCATTAATTGAATTATCTATTTCAGAATTAATAAGGTCTCTATAACTTACAGTTTCGGTTGTACAATATAATTTATAAAAATCAGGCATTTTACCTGGTATTAAAAGCTTTGATGGTCTTGTTGAAAACATTTTTGGAAACGCACCAATAAAACTTCTTGGATTTATTCTACATTTAACATTTTTACCATTGTATTTATAAGATATCAATCCATTATTTGCATTTAATATTTTTATTGCATATCCAAGGTTGATATATTGGTTATTTGATATAAATTTTTCTTTTGGTACTTTAAAGCCCGCAATGTTTATTTCAGCCGATGTACTTTCAAAATGACTTTTTATTGTAGATTTAACTACATAATCAAAATTTATAAAATTAAACCAACCTAAATTATTTTTTCTATTACCAGCTTCTTCAATAATATTTGTTTTAACTTCTGGTATTTGTTTGCTTGATGGTAAATTATTATAAAGCCATTTAGCTCTCCTCAATCCCAACGTCTCATTTACATCTCCTGTTGTTATTGATACATCGGCTGCACTATATGTCTGTGTCGCTGGTGTATCTCTTACTTGTGTACCGATTTTTTTACCACTCGCATCATATGTAGTTCTTAATTCTAATATTGGATATTGAAGTTGTAAAAACGTTGGAAGACCCGGCATACCTCTCAGTTTTATAGTCAATGTATAAGAGTCATTATCAGCCGATGTAAATGAGCCACCCACTATAAAGCCTAAAAACGAATCATAATCACCATCAGCGGCCACTCTAACTCTATGGAGATTATTATAGTCTAAATTTTTTGCAGTTATATCCTGCACCATACCTTCACCTTTAGAAGTATTAATTAATTGACTTAATCCTTTTTCAGTATTTAATCCCCATTCCACACATAGAGTATATCCAGGTTCCATCACATATTCTTGCAATCTTTCAGCCTGAGAAAGTGAAAAACATTTTATCGTAAGTTCACATACTCTTGAAATTTGGTCTTTACCTTCTTTTACACTCAACCCAGTTATTATCGGATGTGGTCTTAAAACCAATTCACCAAGTGTTTCATTTGCTTTTCCAAATACAGGTCTACCACTCCAATCAATTCCTACTTGTGCAGCAGTTGTACCATTACCATATAAAGATGCAATATAGTTATATCCTATTATTTTATTATTACTATCAAATATTGGTGTACCCGGATTAGCAGTGACTGGCATATCTGGATTTGAAAATAGCACTAATCCATTCCCCACTCCGGAAATAATTCTTACCCAAGCAGTTAAGTTTGATGCTGCTGTTGATTTTTGTAACCCATTTAACAATCCATCACTAATAGTTGTTATAGAATCATAAATTGGTTTTTCTATTGTTGTAAATAAAGGATATGCCATATATTTTAAATATTCGCTTGTAATATATTACGATAGTTCACAGGTATTCTTAAAACGATTCCAGGCTTTAATCCAATCGGTGCATCGTGAATATTATTTGCTTCCGCAATAATCCACCATAAAGAAGAATCATTGTAAAAAGTAGATGCTATAATATCTAATCTATCTCCTATCGTTGTTCGTATATAGATATCATTTACATCTTCTGGTATATTTGCCATTAGTTTGGAAACATATACTTCTTTTCCACCAGTATTATATTTTATTCTATCATTTATATATCTCATATATTAATATTTTAATATCCTCTTGCAGGCCCAATCGTTGGAGTACCAAAAGCTGGAGTTCCACGTAATTGTTGCATTTGTTGAACATATATATTAACTTGTCCAAATTGTGTCTTTCTAATACCAATACCCAATCCCTGTTCACCTTTTTGTCCATATATTGCACCTTCTCGTGCCCTAGCATTATTAATAGCTTGCTCTTGGGCAGCCAGTGTCATACTAGCTTGTTTATTTTGCTTTAAAACGTTTAGGTTATCTTCTACTTTTTTCTGGGCAGCTGCACCATCTAGCGTTTTTTTGATTTTTTTAGTATTTGCAACATTCATCTGCATCAAAGAATTTGCTTTTACTGTATTTCTAAGATTATCTTGTGATATTGTTATCGTACCTGGATTAAGTAAACTGTTGTTATTTTCTGTTTTTTTAGGTGGTGGCGTGATTGTTAAATTTCCATTTGTAATAGTCCAACTACCACCTTGTTGTTCAATATCATTAAGTACAGCTGCTACTCTTTGTCTCTTATCATCATTTTCATCTATACCCGCAGCAAGCTTATCTTCTGCACGATTAACCACATTAATATCTCTAATTATATCATCAATTGGTTCTATTAACCACGCTACTGTGGTTGATATTGGGCTGTTCCAGAAGTTGAATTTGGATTTACTTTCTACTTTTTCACCACCACCAACTTCACTCGCCTTTAAAAGTTTATTTTCCCAAAAATTACCTTGTTCTACTTTTTCAGAATGTGGATTTGCATATACAGGAACTTCAATATGTACAGGAGGACGTGTTGAATCTATAATATTTCCTGATTCTACTGATGTTGTTAGTGTTAGTCCGGTTGTAGGAAGTACAACATTATTATCACCATGTGTTCCAGGTGATGAATTTGCATGATTTGTAGCACCATGTCCTAAATCACCTACATGTTTATTTATTTGTGCATCATGTGAATTATTATGCGAATCATCTCCAAACAACAATTTTTTTGGTGCATAATAGAATGTGGCTAATGTTCCTTCTTTTTCTGCTCTAGAAAATGCATTTATTATATAAGGATTGAGTTTTATTACATTGGCCGGGTTGTCACCTATTGGTAATTTAATATCAAATTTACCCTGGAGCTTATGTACCCATTCCGCACTTTCAACAAACATTTTTCCAACTTTACCACTATGTTCTACTTTATGCATAATTTTGTTAAAAGGAGAATAAGTGATTGTAGTAGGCTTTCCATAGTTTCCTATCACCGTATATGCCAATGAAGCACCTATACTTTTATCTTGATTTCTTGCATCAGCAAATGTTAATATACCTCTACCAGCTAAAATTGCACCCATAGCATACGGGTTTTTTGTTGCAATACTATATGAAATTTCTTTAAGTATTCTAATATTCATTTCTTCTTGCAACTCAGCTACCCCTCCCTTATCATAAAGGCCTTTATCATGACCGGTTTTTGTTTCTATATAAACTTTACCAGCAGATTCAGTATCATCCGCATAAACAACATGATTAATTTGAAAAGTTTCATTTTCCGAATTTTCGGATAGCTTGTGACCAGTTTTTCCTTTTCCTAAATCTTCACGTTTAATATTATTGGATTTTTTTGGAGTTTTATCTCCAACACCAGATTTATTAGGAACACCACCACTATAATCGTTTACGTTTGACATTTGCCTAAATTATTAAAATGTATCTGGTTTTACCGAAACAGCACCATTTGGAGTCATAGCCATTGGTGAACCCCAGTCAACTCCTTCGGTAATATATCCATAACTATAAAGTTTGCCCATCGTTCCTCTACTTTCTAAGAATTTAAGTGAAACTTCTGCATTAATTATCATAGGTAATTTAAAACCTTCACCACTTATATCTGGATCAACAACACTTATATTTCCCGCCAAACCTGGAAATTGTATTGGTTTAGAGTTTAATAATTTTTTATTAAGTCCAATTTCCCAAGGGGTATCAACGTCAACCGTAAAAGTTAAACTATCAATAACCGCCTCTCTACCCTTATACATGTCTCCTAATGTAAATTTAATTATTGGGGGAGCAACCGCACCAACTTGACCTTTAAAATCTTGTGGCATCGTTAATCCCGCTAAAGCGTTCAATCTTTGCCATGCGTTCTGATGTTCGACTAAGTTCAAAGAAAATATTTTAAAACTAAATGTCAAACTTCTTTCAATACCACTATATGTGTAGAATGGGAATGGATTTCCTAAAAATTTATTAGGCTCCCACTCCGGTGAAAAAGTTTCTGACAATTCGGATACCGTACATCTGAATTGAACTGTTCTATCTAATGCAATTGAATAAAATTTTAATGGAATCGTATCAAAATCATCAAATGTTTTATCTGGATTATCAGCAGTTACAGCAGTTTCCCCAGCATATGTAATATTTGATGATAAGTTTAAAACATCACCTTTTGTACTCATTCCTCTTCTTGAAAAAAGAGTATTTTCATTAGTTAGTTTAAGTGCCGGATTAACATCTTCTTTGTTGATTAATTCCATCAATTCTTTACCATAATCTGGATTATCCACATCCTCAATGATATCTACTTCATCAATACCTCCAGTTCCTTCATTTGGAATATAATTCGTACCTACTTTTTTAGGCAATGTCTTTGGTGGTAATTTTGCTCCAGAAGCTTTTAAATATTCCGCTCTTCTTCGGATTCCCATTGCCTTTAATCCAATCTGTTTATCCAATGGTTTAAGTTCATCAAGTTCAGCTGCTTTAGAATAAGGTGTTGTACTTGACCAAGGTGTAAACGGTCTTCCTTCTTGTTGTGAAAATCCCGTTTGTGCACTTTTATTTTTATTAATTTTTTTACTAAGTAAAGCGTTTACTCCTTTTGTTATAAGTTTAGAAACTCCTTTTGAAATAAAACTTTTAACAATTGATGTAGCAGTTCCAATTAAAAAATCTTTTGATTGAGATAATGCGTTTGTATTTGATTTTAATATATTTTGAATAGCGTTTGGAACTTTACCTGAACTAGCTAATTGTAATAACGCTTTATTTCTATTATATTCGTGTGCAAATAGTAATGTATCTTTTGGTTTTTTATTTCCAATTGATGATTTTTCTTTTAATCCTCTACTATTAAGTTCTTCCGCAACTTTTGAAGGTATCATTGGCATTGGAAACAACGCACCTTTAATACTATCAGTTGCACTTATTGCCAATTCAGTTCCCAATGCAACTAAATCAGGTTTTGGCGGTAATGCATCTTTTCCTTTTTTACCGGCAAAAATATTGTTTAAATAATCACCCGCAACATTCGCAACAGCATCACCAATTTTATCACCAAGACCTCCTGATATATTTTGGTTTGTATGTCTTTTTTGAAAAGATACCGTACGAGTTCTTCCATTTACAATTCTAAAAATATCCCCACCATATATAGTAGGTCTTGTTAATACTGAAAACTGTTTTAATCCAACCTGGTCTTGCTCTACAAATGATTCACTATAAGCATCACTATATTTCTTTCTTCTTTCATTAATTTTTTCAATAAAATCAAACCCATTGATAATATCTCCAATCAATCCATTTTTTTGAGTTTGATTAATTTTTTTAAGCAAGAAGTTAGAAGAACCAATAGGTAAATCTTTACTATTTCTAATGGCGTATGCAACTTCCGCCGTTTTTCCGGCATTTGGACCTTCTGATATTACTTTGGTCTTAAATAATTCTTCTAAAGTTGTTGCCATGTATTATTTTATTTTATCCTCTTTGTCCATAACTAAACACATTTCTAGACGATTCGTCTACGGATGTTGCAATACCAGATGAAACTCTATTACCATCCAAATATGCGGTTGTTCTTATTTTACCAGAATTCATATCCTGTCTTAATTGTTTCATTTCATTAACCAAAACTTTTATAGCACCATTCATAGATGTACCACCGCCTACTGCCGCAATAGGACCTACACTACTTTTGTTAGCAGCATCTAATTGTCCTAAAATATCCGGACCTACTGCGATTTGGTCATTTCTACTAGTTTCAAAAATACCACCTTCAGAAGTTGCAATTGTAGTTGAACCGCCAGAACTTTGAGCTTGCATAGCCATATCTCCTACTTTTTCCGCTCTACCAAGGTATCCCATCAAACCACCAATCGCAACACCGGCTGCAATAACTCCAATAGCTCCCCATTTCGCATTACCTGCAAAAATACTCGCAATAGCCTCTTTTGTTTTCATAATTGCTGTCTTTTTACTCAAAAGATACATTGCAGTTAATCCACCAATAATTGCAGGGAATAAACCTGGAATTTTATTTAAAGCCCCAAATACCGCACCAAACATATTAGCAAGTGTAGTAACAAGTGGTGTGACCGCTTCTATTAATGGAACAAACCCAGATGAAAGTGCCGCAACTATTCCTTTGAATGAATTTTCTAATTGTGTTATTTTATCTGCAATTTGTTCTTGTGTTTCTAACTCTTTTACTTTTGCTGCAAGTTGTTGTTCATTCATATTGGTTATATCTAACCCCTTATCCATTGCAGTTTCTACCAATTTCTTTTGAGAATCAGACATATGTGTAAGTTTCTCTTGCATCAATAGTTGTTTACCCAATTCTTCAACTGTCATATTAGTTGCATCTGCAACTGCCTGCTTTGTTATTGGGTCCATATCAGCAAACTTCCTATATCTTTGAACTTGTCTAAGTATTTCAGCTTGTGCGTCTGCTGCTTTCCCATCAAATGCCAATGCTCTTGCTTTACTTAAATTGAACTGTCCAGCTAACATTGAAGATGCTAACAATTCTTTTTCTATACCTTCTTCAAAATTTAAAAGTCCTTCGGTTGTTTTTAATACACTTTTTAAGTTTGTACCTAATCTTCTTGCTTGAATTGCCTGTCTAGCTAATAGAGTTACATCACCTCTAAAGTATTTGTATGTATCTTCGGAAGCTTCTGAAATATCTTCAAAAACTTTAGCAGGTGCTACTCCAACTTGGTCTGATAAATATGCTACCTGTTGCGCTAGGTTTTGAGATGTTTCCGCACTCAATCCACCTATACTTTGGAAAGCCATATTAACAGCTGCTGCATCTTTTTCTGCAACGGCAAAGTTTTTATTTAAAACAATCATTGATGCCGCAACTGCTTCTGAAAATTTAACAGTATCACCAAACTCCGTTTTAAGAGCTTTCACCGTTTCATAATAGTCATCCGCAGTAACACCTAATTTAGCATAGTTTTTGTATATACTATGCACTTGATGATTTAGTTCTTCGGTTTGATTTTTTGTTAGGCCAGTTTCTTCTCTGAATTTCTTAGCTGCAGATTGCATTTGTGAAAATTCATGAATAGCCGCTGCTAATAATCCGCCTAAAATAACAATTGGACCCAATCCATTGATTATTCCTTTTGCCAAATCGCCTATACCCGTTACAATGCTTTGAATTCCTTCTGGCAAACTCGCAACTATTCCACTCATTTGCTGTTTTAACTCAACAATTCTTTCTTGTTGTTTAGTTAATTTCTCATTTACCGCAAATACTTGTTCTGCAATTTTTCTATCTTCTTCACTTAATCCTACGATTGAAGTTTCAAATTCCATTCTCCTTCTCGCAGCTTCACTCATTCCAAATAAATCTTGTGATTCACTTACTAATGATTCTGCAGAATCTATTTGTGATTGTCTTATTTGTTCTAAAACAGTTCTTCTTGCCTGTAAATTTTTTCTTTCATCATCTGATGCATTTACTTCTGCTTTTTTTAATTCAAGTATTTTGGCTGTAATACCCGCAAATGCACTACTATTTTTGGTTGAGGATGTAAGAACTTTTTTTACATCGTTACCTAATTTTGTAAAAGAGGTTTGAAACCCTTCTACCATATCTAGATATTCTTCCTGTCTTTCTCCTGCTTGCTCCCAAAACTTTACATAATCTTTTGCCTTATCTTCAATATCATCAAACGCTTCTAATTTATCTTCTAAAGTTTTTAAATTTTCTTCGTCCTGTTCATTTCTTTTTTTAAGACGCTTGATTTCCTCTTGCCCAGCAACAGCCATTCTCTTATTTCGTTCCTCAATTCTTTGTTGAATCAGGTCTTGCTCTTTTAAGAGATTTTTTTGAGCTTCTAATTCTTCAGATGATAAATTTCTAACGTCTGCCATTTATCTTACAACTTTATTTTATGATTCCAGCTTTTTGCAAATATTGATAAATGTCTGGATTTCTTTTTTTAACTTTTTCTAAATAATCTTCTGCCTGAGCATTAATATCATCAATTTCATCCTGTAATTTACTTAATACAGGATCATTATCTATTACTTGTTGGAGTTTTTGTGGTGCTTTCTTACTCGTAAACAATCCCCAAAATTCCATTATGTTACTTTCTGATATTTTGTATTTCTTTGCCATTTTATATTATTTACACTTATTCAAACTATAAATATCTATAAAAAGAAAAAGTTAGGATTATCGTTTAATCCTAACTTTACTAGCATTTGAAGACCTTTGTGCTTTTTTATTCTCTTCAGCTTCTCTTTTTTTAGTTTCTATCAATTTATTATAATAAAACATTCTCAAATATGTTGGCATTTTATATAGTTCCATCATTGTAAAACCATTACTATATTCAACCATCTCAAAGATTTGAGTGTGTAAATTATAACTATGATTCTTCGGAAGGCCAAAAAAAGTTCACGCCCATCACAATGGGCGCTACCTCCGTTTCTCCATCATCATGAACATACTCATAAGTCATATTCATATCTGGAGAGATTTTTTTAACATATTCTCTAAATGCTCTGCTATCTCTAGCTAAAAATTCGTTATTGATAAATTTATTAATCTTACCTAATTCAGTATTACCATCTACACTCTTAATCATATATCTTAATCTAGTAGTGATTTCAAAAGAACCATCTTTATTTAATTTTTCTAAAGCCTGTATATCTTTATCAATCAACTTCTCATCACCATGTGTAAGAAGTTTAAATGTAATCTTTTTACCATTTGAAGGTAGAGTAAATTCAAATTCATTTTTATGTTCAAATAATGAAAAATCTACATCTTTTGTTTTTAGTTTTGATAAGTCTACATCAAATTCTATATTCTTACCAAGTTTTGCGGAAAAGAATGATGCTTTGTACTCTGCACCATATCCCAATACTCTTGTAGCCAATACAATTGCGTTCTTATCTCCCAATAAAATATCATCAATATTAATATTATCAACAATAATTGATTCAAAAAGTTTATCTAATACAATCCCTTTTCTAATAAGATTTGCAGATGAAAGAATATCTTCTTCTTTTGCCGTCATATATTTTATTGTTATACGGCCCGAAGATAGAGGATTTTCTTTTGGATATAGTTTTCCTCTTGATGGAAGGTCTAATACTTCCGTTGGAAAATCAAATTGTTTTTCACTCATAACTTTGTTTATTTAGTTTATATATATATAAATACATTAAATTAAAAAAATTGAAAATAAAAAAGGGATACTTTTTGGGTATCCCTTTTTTTATATTTGTTTGAATATTAGTATTCAAGTACAGCGTAATCGTAAGTAAGTGTTAATTCAATTGATACTGGCTCATTTGTTGAAGAAAAATCTAATTCACCAAATGATGCTCTTGAAATGAATGCTCCATAAAGAGTCCATTTTTCAATCTTATCACCTACTGGACCTAACAAATAGAAATTAATATTCTTTTTGTAAAATTCACCATATCCATCTCTACCAGTAATAGATTCATGAGATAAACGTACCCACTCCATTACCAATTGTGCCGCTGAAGGAACGATTGTAAACGTCATCTGTTGATACGGTAATATTAATTCGTCTGCCATGTTTCTTTCCTTTTAATTTATATTAATAAATATCTATTTAGTTTGTTTTCATATTATGCTCCAAAACTTGCTCCAGTTGGTAGAATGTTGAAATCAATTACGATGAATTCCGCAGTTCTAGCTGGTTGAAGGAAGATTGCTCCTGCTAATATGTTTCTGTCAATCACATCCGGTGTATTATTTGAATCGTCCATTACAACATTGAAAGCGTATAATCCTTGTCTTTGTTGAATTGATTCCAAATAAGGTGTTACGGTATTGATAAATCTAGCTCTAGTATCAGTAGTATTTTGTTCAAACACTAAATAACGAGATGTAGATGCTACGAATTTCTTAATGTTAATTAATAATCTTCTTACATTGATTCTATCCAATGCCGATGCCTTATCTTGCAATGTTTTTTGTCCAAACGCTACAATACCTTGATTTGGGAATTTTGCAATAGGATTTACTTTGTTTTCATAAAGTATATCTCTTTCAGCGTGTGTAAGTATATTTCTTAAACTTTCAGCTCCAAATGCAGTTAATCCACCTCTATTCAAACCCGCTGGTGCGAACCATTCTGCTGCAAATCTATCGTTAGATGCGTAAACAGCTGGCATTATAACCGATGGTGGAGTGATAATTGATTTATTACCAACTCTATTAATTAACCAAGGATAATAAGTACCTACATAGTTTGAATCTACTGAATTAGCCTTTTCAGTTGCTGTTGTGATTGAAGATTGATAATCAGTAAAGTCAGCGATGTAAAAACAATCTTGTCTATCTTCACACATATCAATTACCTTTTGAACTAAATCTGGATGATTTTCATAGTTTAATCCAGGAGTTGATACTAAATTAATATCGTACTCATCTGGATTAGAAAGTGCGTTAATTGCTTTTTGATAACCCACAGATCCAGATTGTGTTAAACCATTACATTTTAATCCTTGATTGTTTGCAGCTCCCCAATCAGCATCTCCTGCTAATGCAACAGGTACAGTTGGGTTTAAACCATCAAATCCACCCTGGAATCCTAAAATAAATTGTCTTTTAACCATATCAGCCGCAACAGAACCTGTCATTTGATAGCTCAATTGAGAATCAAATGCAAATATTACGTTTGAACCAGTTAATGCTCCTTCAGGAATTGGTTTTAAGTATTGATAGTTATCTATGTATTTAGTTGTTGATTCAAAATCAAATCCTGAATAATATCTTGCACTAGTAGTTGTATTAGAAATTGAACCACTTTGGAAAACTACAGCTGGTACCCAAGTTGCTTCTGATACATTGGTTGTTACAATTGGATTTTCGTAAGCCGAATGTCCAAATGGTGCTGCAGATATTGGGAATGAACCCGGAGTAGATACTTCTACTCTTATATTCAATGATTTATTTGAATAATATCCATTTTCAGTAATTTTACCATCATTACCAATTGTATATTCTCTATCACCGATTACTCTAGCAATATATCTTGGAGATGCTGGGTCTAAATTTACATCACCCCAAGATTCAATGATTGATGAATTTTTATCGGTATCATCAAATTTTCTTAATGTTACATTAAAAGTTGCGTAATCAGTTGATGCGTTTTCACCAGCCGCTTTTACATTTGAAATACCAATTTTGAATTTTTTATTATAAACATTACCATGTCCAATTGTATGGAAACGGAAAAGTTCGTATCTTAAATTGTTATTATCTTTTTGTGAAAGTACCCAAGGAGTAGATGCTACTTTTGCATCAACTGTAAAATCTTGTGTAGGTAATTGAATTGCGTAAATTTTTACTCCCTCATCACCACCACCATCGGTATCATATTCTGCTGCTATATTTTCAAAATATGTATAAGAATATGCAGTTTTGTTTCCAAATGGAGATTCACCAAATACATCTCTAATATCATTTTGAGATGAAGGTAATACGGATGCACTAAAAGAACCACTCAATGAAGGTGCAGTTATTGCAAAAGATCCAGAATATGCTGCTCTACCATCACTTGTTAAAACTGCACTTGAAAAACCTACTTTTTCATCTCCAACTTTAGTTGAATGTAGTGTAGCTACAATTTTCTTTCCAATAGAACCGGATGCCATAATAGCTAAAGGTGCGGTTTGATAATAACCACCAATACCCGCAACTCTTACAATTGTTGCCGAATTTGCGTTTTCAAGGTATTTAGCTACTGCCGTTTCTGTGTAATATGTTCCGTCAGGAACTCCAAATAATGTTTGAAACTTCTTTCTGCCATTTTATTTCTCCGATTTGATTTTTAATAGTGGTATTTGTTTACAAAAATACAGATATAAATATAAAGAAAAAACCCAAAACACAATTTCATTTAAAACTATGATTTGGGTTCTAATCTTCTATAAATTGTTATTAGTAAGGGATAGTTGAACCACTTGCTAATGAGCCGGTTGACCAAGGGAATTCAAATTCTCCTATTGAAACTATTGGTGATTTCTTTTCCTCTAATTGTTTTTCTATTACATTGGATATATGTCCCCAATAATTCGTTGATACATTTGAACCACTTACATAATTTTTAATCCATTCAAGCACATCTGCTTCGGTTAATTCATCGTAAGGAGTAAAATTTTCTGGATCAACAGATGTTATAGGAAATGGTGTTCCACCAACGAATTCGCCAGTATCACCATCTTCATCAGTTGCAATAACTTTCCAATATGTTTGAACAACAGCTCCTTCTATACCATTTCTACTTTGTTTTTTTAGGCCTGTTAATTTCCAATCGTATGTATATGCCATAATTTGTTTTTTAATTAATTATAAATATTAAGATTAACTTTTTTATTATGATTGTAATTCTTCAACTACATTAAACCCAAATTCTTCACACATTTTTTCTGCTAAATAATGATTACTACCACTCCATGCAGTTAAAACATTTGCCGGAACTTTCCATTCTCCGGCTGCAACCAAATTATCAGGAATTGCTACGGACTCTCTATTAGGGTCTCTAAATCTTAATTCATATCTTAATGTACAATCATCATTTTGTAAATCATAATTAAGAAGGTTTGTAAAAACTATATTTACAGTTTTTCCAAATAAGTTTTTATCAGTTACTTTTGTAAGCATTTTTATTATTTTATTTTAACAATCAACTAAAACCGATGGAGATGCTATTACATTTCTTTCAATTAAATCTGCCGCAATCTTTTCTTTTAACAAAGGATATGCTTTTGCAAATATATCTGCACCTTCCAATACACTAAAATCAGAAACTTTCTTTTCATAAACTCTACCATCAATAATTTCTTCTTCGGTTCTTATCATAGGTAATGAATGCCAATGTGGAATTGCATCAACTTTTGCAAGGAATCTATCTTGAATTGGTGCACCCATACGATTAGAAATATTAGTTTCTAATAATCTTGCGGTTTCTTCATTTTTAAATACATTCACATAAAGTTCTAATGCACCTTTGTTTCTATCTACAACGTAACGATAAATTCTAACATACGCTTCATCGGTTATACCCTGTGATGTTCCAATTTCTGCTGCTATTTTAATTGCCATAGTTATTCTCTTTTTAATATATATAAATATATAGTTGTTTACTCAAACCCTAATTTTTCTTTTAACATTTTTACTTCCGCTTTCAATTCTTCAATCATTTTTTGTTGTTCCTGAATAGCGTTTACTAATAATGCCGGTATTGCTCTATCTCTCAATGCTAAATATCCACCATCATCAGGTCTTACTAATAATGGTTCAACATCTTCAACTTCTTGTGCTATGAAACCAATATCATGTCTTAATCCGGTTGTTTCATACTCATCAGTACCTTCTTTCCAATCAAATTCAACACCTCTAAGTCTAAGTACTTTATCCAATGCATTTTCATAGTACTTAACATTATCTTTCAATCTTCTATCCGAAGGGGAGCCATATGCGATAATGTTGTTTGATGCGATAATCACACCATCATATCTTAAGTTGATGTTTGCACCACCACCTCTATTACCACTATGGATTCTTAAACCATATGAAGCTCTTAATGCTAAATAACCATCATTTAAGTCAACTAAATCACCATCATCCGATACCCAAATACCACCAGAACCATAGTTATCAAAGTTTGAACGTAAGATATAAGGAGTACCCAAAGTATCATCATTCAAATAGTATCTCTGCCATCTGGAAGACCAACCACCCCATCTTACAACGTTATCACCATCCAAACCTAAGTTAATAGCATAATAGCCTCCTTTGTGGAATGACATAAACGCACCATTATTACCAGTAGAGTATGGTTGACACATTGCCGAATCGGTTTGTGTTGCGTAGTATCCTCTATTGTAAGTAAAGTAAACTCTTGAATAGTGGTTGTAGTCATAAGTAGGAATACAATATTCACCTCTATTATTTGAGTCAACCTGTGCTTTCCAACCTGAATTATACGGCCAAGAGTTTCTAAACCAAAGTCTATCAACTGGTCCACCTTCTATTTGCCATCCATATCCATAACCACTATAAACATAGTGATATGTCTGCATACCTAACCAGTGTGATGTTCCAGGAGGCTGGTTTCCAGGATTTGACCAAGTATCGGTAAATCCAGCTCCCCATCCTTGAACAGTATTCAGGTCTTGAGTACCCCAACCCATTACACCGGTCCAGTGGTTACTATCACCGGTATAATCATTTCTACGATAGTTAGAACCACCTTTACCCGTCAAGCCGGTTCTCATTCTACCATAATCAGTCAGACCTTGCCATTGAGAGTTACCATTGCCATCAGCGTTACCATATTCAATACGAATCTGCCAGTTACCAGAACTATTCAACATACCAAATCCACTACCATCCCAATATCCAGCGTATCCTCTTAAATCAGATTCGTAGTTATTGTAAAAGACTATACCACCATATGCATATCCACCACCAGCTGATTTCCAATATCCATTATTAGAATACCAGTGCATTCCTCTGTTTTGATTATACAAACCTTGTCCAGAGTTATTGTTTCTGAACCAACCATTTGCATAAACTTCTTGGAATGTTGGTGATGAATCAGTTCTTACTGCCTGATTGATTATACCCGTCAACCATCCCCAATAACTTGTCCATATATTTCCATCTTCTGCAAAATAGTGAGTGTTATTACCATCAGTTCTTCTCATAATGTGATAACCACCACTTCTTTGTTGCATGTACAAGTGAGATGAGTGCCATTGAATTTTATTATATTCTCCGGTCCAACCACCCATATCAGAATACAGCATATATCCCGGTCTTACATAAAGATTGTTTGTAGATGTTCCTGCAAAACTAGCATCTCCATTACCGCTACCAAAATAATAACCGGTACTATTTCTATCGTATGTTATATCTGCTTGAAAAGAACCATATATATAAGTTGTACTACCAGTATCAATCAATAATCTAGTATTACCCCAACTACCATTTCTCCAACCATGTCTATCATTAATACGGAAGTTATCATCCGCATACCATAACCAACAGACCAAGTCCAGCTATTATATCCAGATGAGAATAGAATTGAAGGTCTATCAGTACCACCACTTGCCTCAACACGGAATTCCGCAACAATACCCCAAGAGTGGTTACCATATTGGTTTCTTACTAATAATGATGTATTGTTACCAGGAGCTGAACCATATTTGACCATCTCCATTACAGGACCATTATCTCTACCAATATAGCTATATCCTCTTGGTTCTATGTAATATCCGCCATCGTAAGAACTTCTTAATCGTATTGTGTATATATCACCACCAGTGCCAAAATAAAGATTACTCAACCAACGATTTTCCATCAATATTCTTCTACCATTCAAATAAGAATCATCTACGTTGTAGTAGAAGTTAGAACGGTCAGTATAAATGTGAGCATGTGATGAGTTAGCCGGTCCAAATTCAATATATCCATAAGGAGTATTATGACGATACCCCCAACTACCACCTGCTAAGTAGTATGATGCGTTACCATAATCCATTGATGCCAAACGAGAACGGCTATTTGGGTCTACAAAGTACGCAGGGTTATCTGAGTCAACAAATATTGGTGCTCTTAATTCACCATTAAATTGTGCGTAGTTATAATACGCAACCAATATATCACTTGTTTGATAACCAGGATAAGTTCTCTTAAATCTTAATCTAATAGATTCATTACCATCATAATCATCTTCGGATTGTAAAATAAGTGCTCCGGTATTTGAACCACCAGGAGATTCACTATATATTTTCCAACCATCATCATTACCACTCGCTTGTCCAAAGTAGTAAGATGGAACGTTTGAGTTATTTGCATATCCAGTACCAACAGGATTTTGTTGTAACACAACTCTGGCCATAAACGATGTATCTGCCGGTTGAACATAATAACTCGTTGATGACGGGTGTCTCAACATTGCACTTCTAATTTCACCAGGTACGAATGTTGCTGAATATGAGTTTTGTGGATAGATATCTAAGTTATCACCCACCATTACAATTCTACCAGCATATCCATCATCTAATGGAGACATCCATAGATAATCAGTATTATTATTATTTTGAATTTGTAATGCCGATGTCCAAGATGCAGGATATGAGCCAAAGTTAATTTCTCCTTGACCATCTTGCTTAATAGTTAATGCTCTTGTACCAGATGATGTTCCGGTAGTATTAACTTTTAAGTATCTAATGTTTGTTGTACTATTAGGGTCTACATAAAATCCTCTATCATCGTAATCATATATTATACCAAACATACCGTTTGTTGCGGTAATTTGATTATAAGTTGAGTTGTTACCAATTACACCAGAACCTAATGGAATTCTTGGAACACCACCAGGATCACTAACACTATATTCTATACCACCTATTCCATCATTATTAAAGTTCATATCTGCAGATACAGACATTCTATAACGAACACCATCTAATAATAACATATAGAACCAATATCCACCACCCGCTAAATCTCTTGGACCGGCTTGATAAATGAAATATGCATAAGGATTTTGGTTAGCGTTATAAGAACCATGTTCAGTATAGAAATACCACATATTTTCTTGTCCACTATGCCACTCTCTGGAATTAATTACAAATTCTGCAGTACAACCACCATAAGGGTTTGAACCATTATCGGAAATAGAACGAGATATTGATATTCTAACTGGAGAACCGCCTGCATTAAATCTACTAATACTAAATCTTACCCATCTTCTAGATGATGCATTGAATGTTCCAGGTACATCAATATATTGTTCATTTTGATATGTTTTATTTACCTGTAATGCATTTAATCTGGATGTACTTTCAAAATCAATTCTATATGCTGAGTTTGTAATATCTTCTATATAATTTGTATAAACGTATCCTTGCCCACTTACCCTATATACCCAAGTATTATTATCTCTTAAAACAGCATAAGCATAAGATGCACCGGCTGGAATACCAACGTACATACCATATTCCGTTTTAGAACCATTGGAAGCATTTAGTCTTAATAACCAGTCATTATTATTTGTAGAAGTTATATAAAGAGTTGCATCGTTTGTACCATTTATAGTACTACCATTAATATTCAACGTACCAGTTAAACTGCTATCAGCAGTATAACCATATCCGATATTCATTGCACCATATGTAGATAAGCCATAAACAGGAGTATTTCCTTCTCCGGCTCCCCATCCACCTGGATGCCCTACACCAACTTTATTATAAAGATGTATATATTCGTTTGTAAAACGGCCTCTAATACCATATAATTGCATTGATTCGGAATCATACAATCTTATAAAGTTCATTTGGGAAGTAGAGTTAGGGTCTACATATCTATTACTTGGGTCAGCACTATCTCTGAATATTGGTGCTCTAAAATCACCTCTTGCTTCCGCATATCCACTATATATCCTCGTTTCCCAAGTAGAACCAACACGAGTTTCAAAATAAGTACTATATCCCAATATAGAAGTATCAGGTGTTCCACCAGTTGTACCAGCCCCAGCTCTAAATCCAATTACGGATACACCGTTTCCTGCAGGATACAGTCTAATATTTTCATTGTAGTTATTGTTATTAGCAGTATTATAGCTAATCCACATATTGTTACCAATGAATATACCATCAGAAGGCCCACTAATGTTAATCGGAACTAATCCAGATACTGGGTCATAAAATCCGGTTGAGTAAGAGTTGTTATTTGGCATCCAAATATACGAATCAGAACCAGTGAATTTAATATCTCCACCTACCGATTCTATATTATTAGTAACGTTGATATTGTTAAATGTTACAGTATCATACGTTCTAACATATTGGTTCATATTTGCTGCGTATGGATGTAATGTAGAGTTTAAGGTAAGAGCTGCAGTTCTACTTTGTTCAACAGTATCAAATGAAGTTACTGGATTAATTGACCATCCAGTTCCCCAGTTTGTATCATATCCATTATATCCAAATTGAGCATCAGTAACAAATACTTGTGGATAAGACCAAGAAGAACCAGTCTCACCAATCCATATACAATCGGATGAACCATCGTATCCAAATCTAACAGTATAGTTATCACCACTATCGGTTATATTTGTTGCAAATATATTATACCAGTTACCACCACTATAATTGTATCCACCAATATAGAATGTATGTGATTTACCAGTATTATACTGATAAATTTGAACAGTCATTCTCATCATTGTAGATGAGTTATTTTTAGATGTAGGTAATTTTATTTTCCAAGCACCAGTTATAGTTGATGCCGATGTAACATAAGATGCTCCTTGTGGTGCAAAAATTCTTACGTTATCACTTGCAATAAATCCATTTGTAGCTCTAACAAATCCGGTTGCAGTTACGTTTGCAAATTGAACGTTATCGGATGTTCTAACGTTTTGGTCCATTGCGTATAATTCGTTAGCACCCTGGCCAGTATTTACGGTTGCAAATGTTACAGCATCAGTTGTTCTGATGTTTTGATTCATTAAATAAACTTCAGTTGCTCCCTGACCAGTATCTATTGTACCTGAAAGAATTACATTACCATTTACTTCAAAAGTATTATCCGCATACCATCTATCAGTAGATTCGTTCCAATAGAATGAAACAGTTGAAGCATTACCTCTCTTAACTTCAATACCAGCATTTTCAGTTGGAGCAGTTGATGCACCAATATCCGCATTTAACGTAATGATGTTATCACCTACATTAAGAGTTGTTGTATTAATATATGTTGTAGTACCACTTACAGTAAGGTCACCACTAATTGTAGCGTTACCAGTTACTGCTAATGTAGTACCATTAAAAGTTAAATTTGCATTTACATTTGCATTTGGAGCTCCACTTGCTGCTAATGTTATCACACCATTTACAGTAGTACCTGTCAAAGAAAGTAATCCAGATGAACCAGATGAACCGGCACTACCACTACTTCCAGAACTTCCACTACTTCCTGATGAACCAGATGAGCCGGATGAACCTGAACTTCCACTGCTTCCGCTACTTCCAGATGAACCAGAAGAACCAGAAGAACCACTTTTTCCAGAAGTTCCCGATGTGCCACTCGTACCTGATGTACCAGATGTGCCACTACTTCCAGAGCTTCCACTACTTCCAGATGAGCCAGATGAGCCACTAACTCCAGATGAACCAGAACTTCCACTACTTCCGGATGAACCAGAACTTCCAGATGAACCAGAACTTCCGCTACTTCCAGATGAACCACTAGCTCCAGATGAGCCGGAACTTCCACTGCTTCCAGATGAGCCTGAAGAACCTGAACTTCCTGATGAACCCGATGTACCATCTTTTCCACTAGCACCGGATGTACCAGAGCTTCCACTACTTCCTGAAGAACCGGATGAACCAGAACTTCCAGATGAACCATCTTTTCCCGTTACTCCAGAAGTACCACTACTTCCCGATGAACCTGAACTTCCAGATGTGCCACTTGTACCAGGTGAACCAGTTGCTCCAGATGTACCAGATGAACCTGATGTACCATCTTTTCCCGTTGTACCTGAACTTCCACTGCTTCCAGATGAACCAGAAGAACCAGAAGAACCTGAACTTCCAGATGAACCTGAACTTCCACTCGTTCCTGCTGAACCACTTTGACCACCGGCACCAGATATACCAGAAGAACCAGAGCTTCCAGATGAACCACTACTTCCCGATGAACCAGATGAACCGGATACACCAGAACTTCCAGATGAACCAGAAGAACCAGATGAACCGGCACTACCACCAGCACCAGATATACCAGAAGAACCAGAGCTTCCAGATGAACCACTACTTCCACTACTTCCAGATGAGCCTGAAGAACCAGATGTACCACTTCCTGATGTTCCTGAAGAACCTGAAGAACCATCCTTTCCACTTGCTCCACTTGAGCCAGATGAACCAGAACTTCCGCTAGTTCCTGATGAACCAGATGTACCAGAAGTTCCAGATGTGCCATCTTTTCCAGATGTACCGGAACTTCCACTACTTCCAGAAGAACCTGCCGAACCAGTTGTACCTGATGAGCCACTACTTCCAGAGCTTCCACTACTTCCTGATGAACCTGAACTTCCTGATGAACCACTACTTCCACTACTTCCAGATGAGCCACTACTTCCAGAGCTTCCACTACTTCCTGATGAACCAGAGCTTCCACTGCTTCCTGATGAACCAGATGAACCTGAACTTCCACTGCTTCCGCTACTTCCAGATGAACCCGATGAACCTGAACTTCCAGATGACCCCGCCGAACCGGTTGTACCACTACTTCCACTACTTCCAGATGAACCAGAGGAACCAGACGTACCAGATGTTGCCGCTGCAAATCTTCTACCTACTCTACCAGTGCTTAAATTTACTACTAATACTTCATTTGTTGTATTATCAGTTGGTATAGTATCTCCGGTTACGGTTATACTTCCACTAATACCAACACTACCTGTTAGTTCTTGTCTATCAGATACACTATCACCAAATTTATTTGAACCAGATGAATAAATTACAGAAGAAGAAATATATGTTGTACGAATTTCTTCAGCTTGAATAATTCCACCTACAAATAAATTTGAAGTTACAGTTATAGAACCAGTAACCTTTGCATTTCCATTTACGGATAATCCACCACTAATAGATGTTGGTACGTTTACTACTAATCCTTGATTTGGTGAAATTTGTGCAATTGCAGACCCAGATTTGATTCTATTAATATCTCCGATAGAATCGGCTTGAATATTGAATAATCCACTACCATCACCTCTAAACAACGATGCAGATACAGATCCAGTAATGTTTACTTCCGCATTTATTAATAAAGATGAACCGGATGGAGTTATTGTTGATGTTTGTATTATAGATGCGGAAAATGGTGCGCCGTTTACAACCCTAACCGAATTAGGTGATGTATAAATTACAGGAGACCCACTCACATAGAGTGTTAATAAACTTGAACTTTCCTGATTTAGGCCATTTGAATTTTTTCCTATGAAACTACTCATCTACAAACTTACTTTTTTATGTCAATTCTAATGCCGAAACTATTACATCTGCAGATGTTGCTGCTGATGATACTACTGCTAATGTATCGGTTGCTTCCATAACAATTTTTTGCTCACCACCCACTAATACCACCGATGAACCAGGAGTAATAAGTGCATCTTTTACTAAATATACGGTTTTAGTTGCCGAAGTATCTGTCAATCTTACACTAACCGAAATATTTTGTGTAGCTACATTTGCAACATTAACACCTATAATTGTTGTTGTAGTTGCCGCTGGTGTAGAATATACTATTGTATTCGTTGTGCCGATTGAACCTGTGATACTATTTTTAAATACGTTTGCCATTTATTTTTATTTTATCCCAATGCTATAGCATATGCTAAAGCGGTATCTAAAACATTTACTCCTTCTACTAAATATCCACCATTCCTTAAATTAATAGAACCGGTCATTTGCATAGAACCAGTAACTTTTAATCTTTCATTTACATTTAAAATATCAAAAGATGCCTGTTGAACATCAATTGTACCTTTAAAAGACCCTGTCAGAGAACCCGTAAACGAGCCGCTTAAATCTGCGTATGCAAAGTTTCTATCTTGTGAAATAGAACCAGAAAATATAGGATTATGAATTACCATTTATATCAATTCCTTTAGTTATAGGTATAAATATAACTTTTATCCTTTTAGGGTTTGTTAGGCCAAATAATATTGTATGGATTACTCTGTGATGTAATATCCCTTAATTCTTGTCTATAAGAACTCCACTCATCTTTAACGGACTGTGGAATATCAGATAATTGTGTCCAATCACATTCTAATAGTAATTCATTTCTAGTTTGTCTAACTTCTTCCCACTTTCCAGCTATTCTCAAATTTATTTCTGATTCGGTTGCGTTTGTATTTTCCCAATTTTGATAATAAACACCCTCTATTAATATTGGTGTTCCTTCGTAAATATTTTTTGTATAATCGTTTGGTTTTGGAGTATGTCTAACTTCATGAATATTCCATTCCCCCATTAAACTTTCTGTCATTTCAGATGGGAAACTTATATTAGGATTATCTTCTCTCAATTTTTGCAAAGAGTATGGATAATCTATTTCGTTATTTATAATTCTTAAATACATAATCTTATTATTTCCATATAGTTGGTATAGAAGCGTAGTTTGTTAAATTTAAACAGTTTCTAAATGCATCAGTTCCGGCCGGTGCAGGTACTCTATTCCATAATTCAGGTGCAGTACCTGTCATAGCATTTGCAGATGTTGACATGTTATACAAATTATTAAAACTTGTAACAGCAGTATTATATGTAAATTGCAATGGACTTGTTATGGATAAACAATTTCTAAAAGTACTAGAAAAGTTTACAACATTTACATTTAAATCAAATAATGTTGCAGGTACAGTTGATAAAGAGGTACATCCACTAAAACAAGAAGAAAAGTTTGTTACATTAACTACATTATCAAATAATCCTGATGGTATAGATGTAATTGTAGTATTTGTAAACGTATCCGTAATTGTTGTTGCATTTGGAGAATAATCAAAAAGGTCAGCTGGAATAGATGTTATTCCCGTACCTCTGAATGTTGATGTAAATACGGTAACTTCCGCTAATCCAGTATAACCACCAACTCCACTCAATGATGCACTACCTGGTATTGCTGTTAAATTTATGCATCCATAAAAATCTATTGTTCTCAAACCAACAATTCCCCATTGAACTAATTCGGTAATTAAACTTCTAATTGATGTATTATTATTTACTTTGAATCCTGGCATAAACCCACTTATAGTAATTGTATATGTACCAGGTGATACATAATTATGCACCCTATTAACATCGGTAGAAGAAGTTATCAATGGAGATGTATTACCATCACCCCAAGAAATATTTAAACTAGGTGTTAATCCAGCATAATCAACCAAAGGAACGGTAAATACCGTATTAGCGGTTGTTGTTGTAATTTTAAAAACAAACGGATATACTTGCGAAGAATCCGAAGGTATCAATTTTCTTGCTATACTCATAACTTTAATTATTAACTTATATTTTTTCCTACAATAAATCCGTAATATGTTGTACCACCATTAAATGTAAAGAATGTTAGAACATCTACTCCAGCTGATGTAAGGATTGGTGCACTTCCGCCAGGCCAATCTACACTATTTGGCCATGTTATTGAATATGCTCCTGCATTTACAACACTCAATGTGAATCCAAATGCGTTTGATGCAGGTGGATTACTAAATGTTAATGTTGCCGCTCCATTAAATTGTCTTCTGAAGTTATTAGCTGTTGCAAGGTCTAAAGTTGCACTTCCACCAGTTCCCAAATCAGAATAGGTTTCTCTGAATGTTGTTGATGTAATATATCCACTATTGGTTAGATTACCAGTTATACTTAATAATGTTCCATCAAATGTTAAATTACTTTCAGCTCTTACATTTGGAGATGTACCTTCTAAAGTTATCACACCATTATCAGTTGTACCACTAATTGATGCAAATCCAGAACTACCACTACTACCAGGTGCTCCATTTGTACCAGATGTACCGGAACTAAATCCAGGTGCAGATGTACCAGAAGTACCAGAGAAACCAGAAGTACCAGAAGTTATTCCAGGTGCAGATGTACCAGATGAACCACTAACACCGGATGTACCAGAAGAACCAGAAGTTACACCATAAAAAGATGTACCGGAAGAACCCGATGTACCCGATGCACCGGATGTACCCGAACTAAATCCAGGTGCAGATGTACCGGATGAACCAGATGTACCTGCCGAACCCTGAGGTCCTATTCCACCACTCGTTCCACTACTTCCAGAACTTCCAAATAAAGTACCATCTTTACCCGATGTGCCAGATGTACCAGAGCTTCCACTACTTCCAGAACTTCCACTTACTCCCGATGAACCAGAAGAGCCTGTTGTACCGGATGAACCGGATGAGCCAAATAAAGTACCATCTTTACCCGATGTGCCAGATGTACCAGAGCTTCCACTTTGTCCAGAAGAACCAGATGAACCAGCAGTTCCAGAAATTCCTGAACTACCCGATGAACCAAATAAAGTACCATCTTTACCCGATGTGCCAGATGAACCAGATGTTCCAGAGCTTCCACTACTACCAGATGAACCAGATGTACCTGCCGTGCCACCGCTACCATTAGTACCATCCTTACCAGAACTACCAAAGAATGTACCATCTTTACCAGATGTTCCTGAAGTTCCGGATGAACCACCACTACCCGATGTGCCCGCACTACCAGTTGTACCAGATGAGCCACCGCTACCAGATGTACCCGATGTTCCAGAACTTCCTGAAGTTCCCGATGAACCAAAGAATGTACCATCTTTACCAGATGTTCCAGATGAACCAGAGCTGCCACTCGTACCACTACTTCCAGATGAACCGGATGTTCCAGATGCACCTGATGTACCTGATGAACCAAAGAATGTACCATCTTTACCACTACTTCCAGATGTTCCTGAAGTTCCAGATGAACCAGCCGAACCAGATGAACCAGAAGTACCCGAAGTACCTTCTTTACCAGATGTACCTGATGAACCAAAGTAAGTACCATCTTTACCAGATGTTCCAGATGTGCCGGCCGTTCCTGCACTACCTGTGCTTCCAGATGAGCCAGATGTTCCCGAAGTGCCATCTTTTCCAGATGAACCCGATGAACCAAAGTAAGTACCATCTTTACCAGATGTTCCAGATGAACCAGAGCTGCCGCTACTTCCGCTGCTACCGGATGTGCCATTACTACCAGATGTACCTGATGTACCCGATGAACCGTCTTCACCACTACTTCCTGAAGTTCCAGATGAACCTGTTCCAGATGTACCAGAAGTACCTGCTGACCCGGTTGTACCAGATGAACCGGATGTGCCATCTTTACCACTACTTCCTGAAGTTCCTGATGTGCCATCTTTTCCACTAGTTCCAGAACTTCCTGATGAACCAGTTGTACCAGAAGAACCAGTTGTACCAGAAGAACCCGATGAGCCTCCTGTTCCAGATGTGCCATCAGACCCACTTGTACCAGATGTTCCATCTTCTCCCGAACTTCCACTACTTCCAGATGAACCGGTTGTACCAGATGAACCAGTTGTACCAGATGAACCAGAACTTCCACTACTTCCGGATGTGCCATCGGAACCAGATGTGCCACTGCTTCCACTACTTCCAGATGAACCGGTTGTACCAGATGTTCCCGTTGTACCAGATGAGCCACTACTTCCACTACTTCCAGATGACCCGGATGTTCCATCTTTACCAGATGTTCCAGATGAACCAGAACTTCCCGATGAACCGGTTGTACCAGATGTTCCCGATGTGCCACTCGTACCAGATGAACCAGATGTGCCATCAGTACCAGATGTACCAGATGAACCAGAGCTTCCTGATGTTCCCGATGAACCAGTTGTTCCAGAACTTCCACTACTTCCAGATGAACCAGAAGAACCAGATGTTCCAGATGTGCCGCTCGTGCCACTTGTTCCAGATGTTCCAGAGCTGCCGCTTGTACCACTACTTCCAGAAGAACCTGAAGTACCAGAAGTACCATCTTTTCCGGATGAACCAGATGTACCAGATGTACCAGATGACCCGGATGTGCCACTCGTGCCACTTGTGCCGGATGTGCCACTACTTCCAGATGAACCAGATGTTCCAGAAGAACCAGATGTTCCACTACTGCCGGCTTGTCCACTCGTACCTGATGTTCCAGATGTTCCAGAGCTGCCGCTTGTACCAGATGAACCAGAAGAACCCGATGAACCTGCAGAACCACTTTCTCCTGAAGTTCCTGAACTACCCGATGAACCACCTGTTCCACCGGTACCAGATGAACCAGAACTTCCACTACTTCCACTACTTCCTGATGAACCAGAGGAACCAGATGTACCTGAACTTCCTGATGAACCTGCAGAACCTCTTGTTCCAGATGAACCGGAACTTCCACTACTACCAGATGAACCACCACTTCCAGATGACCCGGATGTACCAGATGTACCACTACTTCCAGATGAGCCGGTAGTACCAGATGAACCAGAGCTTCCACTGCTTCCAGATGAGCCGGAACTTCCACTACTTCCACTGCTTCCAGATGAACCAGATGAACCAGATGTTCCTGAACTTCCTGAACTTCCGGATGACCCGGATGTACCGGAACTTCCACTACTACCAGATGAGCCGGAGCTTCCAGATGAACCAGATGTACCGCTTGAACCGGTTGTTCCTGAACTTCCAGATGAACCTGAGCTTCCAGATGAACCAGATGTACCACTACTTCCAGAACTTCCAGATGTGCCACTCGTGCCACTCGTACCCGATGTACCTGAAGTTCCAGATGTGCCTCCACTACCAGATGTACCAGAACTTCCAGAAGAACCAGATGTTCCGTCTTGTCCACTAGTACCAGAAGTTCCAGAAGTTCCAGATGTGCCACCACTACCAGATGTGCCACTCGTGCCACTTGTTCCAGATGTACCACCGGAGCCATCTTTACCAGATGTACCTGCAGTACCAGATGAACCAACTGCGGCTGCTATATTTCTTTTTTCTAATCGCTTAGTTACACTATTCCAAACAACTACATCTTCAGATGAACCACTTTGTAATGCATTTATTTTTAAATCACTAACAGCGGTAATACTACCAGTAACAGTTAAACTACCACTAATAGATAAACTAGCATTTATTGTTTGGTCTTTATTAATTTGTAAGAATGATGCGGTATCGGTGTTCGCTGCATTTAGTGCAAATAATGCTACACTCGCAGTAAATGCCAATGAAGCAGTACCCACTAACATAGATGATGTTTGTGATGCTAATACAAAGTTAGATGTATCAACATTTGCCGCATTTGCTGCATAAGCTGCATATGAAGTTGAAACTGCATAAGATGCACTTAAAACTGTCATTGAAGAAGTAACATCATTTCTTACATAATCTGTTAAAGTTAATCCACTTAAATTTTCTACATAAGATGCAGTTAATGCGTAAGAAGAACTTACTGCTCTAAACACCGCCATTGATGCAGTTTGGTCATTTCTCACATATGCATTTGCGTTTGCCAAAGATGCAGATAATGCCGATAATGATGCCGAATCAAATCCAGTTACAGCATCAGCTAATGCTGCTTTACTTGCATAAGATGCTGATAAAACCGTACCAAATACTCTATCACCCGGTATCGTACCATTGATTAAAGAACCACCACTACCAATTACAACATGTCCAGAAGTTAATCCTGCGAATTTAATTTGTATTGTATCTTCATCAATTGATTTAACAGTACCAGGTATAATTTGGTCTTCCGAACCGGTTGCGTAAACTTGCACAACTGGATAACGAATTCCTAAATTGTGTACAATTGTTAAATCACTAACATTATTAAATGATACAGTTTCAGTTAATGAAGTTTCAGGTTGAGGTACAAAGTATCCTCTAGTTTCATCAAATCTTAAAATATCATATTCTGCAGATGCAGTAGGTCCTACTCCTTGGAAATTATATGTGCCCAAGAATGAACCGGTAAATAAAGGTGCAAGTATTCTATGAGAAGATGTAATATCATTTTGTACTTTAATACTATCACCAACATAAAGAGTTCCCCAAATTGAAGAAGATGTATTAACTACAAATCCTTTATCCGGTGAAATTGATGCAGTAAATGAACCACTCTTTAATATAAATGTTTCAAATGATAAATTAGCAATATTGATATTTCTTAATCCACTACCATCACCCACAAACGTACTACCAGATTGAAGTACAACATCAGAGCCGGTTACAAATATACCACCACTTACAAATAAAGAGCCTGAAAATATTCTTACTGATGTATTTATTTCCAATCCTTTGTTTGGAGAGATTACAGCTTCTTTAGAACCCGATTGAATTCTATCCAATTGTAAATCTTCTAACGCTTCTAATGGGATATTAAATAATCCACTACCATCTCCACGATAAAGTGCCGCGGTAATTGGTACGTTTACATCCAATGTTGTTGGGTCAATTATTGCTCTTGCAGAACCAGAATTAATTTTATCTAATTCAAGATTTTCAATCGCTTCAGGTGGGATATTAAATAAACCACCACCATCACCTATGAATATTGATGCCGAAATTGCACCACTTACAATTAAAGAACCAGTAAATTCCGAACCATAATCATATGTTAAGCCAGAGCCAGTTTTAGAAGTTATAACTCTAAACGTATCTCCACTTTGCACCGATGCAGTTGCAGAACCACTTGCAATTAATGGAGCTGCTGCCGCTTGTACGTTTGTAAGTTGAGAACCATCTCCTATAAAACTAAATGCCTTTATACTACCACTTACATCAATAGAGCCAGTAAATCTGGAACCATATGCGGAGCCAGTTGCACCAGTTGTTACAATAAATGTATCACCACTTTGTACAGATGCAGTTGCAGAACCACTACCAATGAATGGTGCCGCTGCCGCTTGTACATTTGTGATATATCTACCATCACCATAGAAGAAATCTGTCACAGTTAATGAACCACTAACCGATACTGATCCAGTAAATTGAGAACCTACTGCAGAACCAGTTTTTGCAGTTATTACTACAAACGATTCACCACTTGCTACTGATGCGGTTGCACTACCACTCGCTATCAATGGAGCTGCAGCCGCTTGTACATTTGTAATATATCTACCATCACCATAAATGAATTCGGTTGCTCTAATACTTCCACTAACTTCAATTGAGCCAGTGAATTGAGAACCAACTTCTGAACCAGTGAATGGAGTTATTACTCTGAACCCATCAACCGGAGAAACAGAAGCAGTTACCGAACCGGATTTAATTTCAGTTGATATTAATGCATCATCTGTTAAAGATGAACGAGGAATATTTCTTAAGAATCTACCTTCTGCGTAAATAAATGATGCGGAATCTATAAATAAGCCCCCACTCGGGTCATTTAAGTATAAGCTACCACTTATTGATACTGAACCGGTGAATTGAGATGCTATTTGAGTACTAAATGAACCAGATTCATCAATTGAAGATGTAAATGGTGTCAATACTTTAAATCCATCAACTGGACTTACCGAAGCGGTTACCGAACCAGATTTAATTTCCGCAGATATTAACGCATCTTCAGTAAGAGCAGAACGAGGTATATCAAAAAACAATCTACCAGATGAACTGATAAACGAACCACTAGCCATAAAGATACTACCGCTAAAGGTAGAACCACTTTCTAATGATTCAACTAAAAATCCTCTTTCTGGAGTAACCGAAGCTGTTACACTACCACTTGCAATTCTGAATACTTCTTCCGATAATGCAGAACGAGGAATATCAAATAATCCTCTACCGCTACCACTAAACATTGATGCTGATATAGGACCTGTTGTATTTAAACTACCCGTAATTTCGGTTGGTCCTACTAATTTAATTTCAGCAGGTAACATTAATGCATCTACTACATTAATTTGTCCAGCCATTGAAGAATGGTATTGACAATTATAAAATAATGTATCAGGTGAACCAGAATATGGAGTAAATGTTAATGTCCCAACATCAACACCATTATTTGTAATACTTCCACTAACTATATTTGATGTACCGGTTGAATTTTGGAATTTAATATAAAAAGGATGTCCACCAGCATTAACATTAAAAGTGTATTCAACACCTCTAACCAATGTTATAATTGGATTTGAACCATTCGCTGCACCACTAAACGTATATGCACTACTTCCATCATTTGAAACATTAAATACGGTATCAATTAAATACGATGGTGTTTCTCTATCAGTTGCATATACATACAAACTACCACTCAAAGTGGATTGTACGTTTATATTAAATCCATCATCAGGTGAAATTGATGCGGTTGCAGAACCACTAAATATTTTTGTTGAATCAATTGCTATATTAGCTAATGTAATATTTGAAAGGTATCTACCATCACCAATAAAGTAAGAACCACTAATTACACTAACACTACCACTTACATCAATAGAACCAGTAAATTCTGAACCGCTTGCTACCGATTTTACAATAAATCCTCTATCAGGATCAACCGAAGCAGTTACCGAACCTGATTTGATTTCAGTTGTAAGTAATGCGTCTTCAGTTAATGCATTTCTTGGGATATCAAATAAACCTCTACCACTACCACTAAACCAAGAACCGGTAGCCGCTTGTATAACACCACCATATCCACCACTTACAAATAATGAACCACTAATTCTAGCTCCTAAATTTCCAGTTTCTACAATAAATCCTCTATCTGGTAATGCCGAAGCTGTTACCGAACCGCTCGCAATTCTAAATAATTCTTGAGATAATGCAGAGAATGGAATATCAGTCAATCCTGCACCACTACCACTAAATACAGATGCAGATACACCTGAAGTAAATCTAGATGTACCATAGAAAGTTGCCGAACCAGTTGTAAATAGATAACCACCAATGGTTACACCTGTATTTACAAGCAATCCTTTATTTGGTGAAATAGATGCGGTTGCAGAGCCAGAGAATATTAACGATGTATCTAAATCAGAAATCGCAGAACGAGGTATATCAAAAAGATTTCTACCACTACCACTAAATGATGAACCAGATGCAACTCTTATACCCAAAGTACCACTCACTATCAATGAGCCAGTAAATTCTGAACCATACTCCCAAGATTCTACTCTAAATCCTCTATTTGGAGCGACTGATGCAGTTACACTGCCACTTGCAATTCTATAAGGTGCAAATGAAAGTGCAGATTCAGGAATATCAAAAAGATTTCTACCACTACCACTAAATGATGAACCACTACTTAGTTTTATACTACCGGTAAATTCACTACCAAACTCCGCAGATTCAACTTTAAATCCATATACAGGAGAAACTGATGCCGTTACTGAACCAGATACTATTTTTGCAGATTCTACCGATGGTACATTTCTTAATCTACTACCATCTCCTTCAAATGAACCACTAAATGATGAACCACTAAATTCAGTACCAACAAATTTATATCCATTTACACCTAAAGATGCAGTAAGTGAACCAGAAATATTTACACTTCCCGTAAACTGACTTCCTACATTTAATGCTTCTACTTTAAACCCTTGAGTTGGTGAAACGGATGCAGTAACACTACCACTTGCAATTCTAAATGCATCTCCGGTTAAATTTGATAAAGATATATCAAAAATGTATTTACCACTACCACTAAAATATGAACCAGATTTTAAATGTATATTTCCATCTATATATGCACCAACAGTTTGTCCTTCTTGGAAACCACTATCAATAACATCATCTCCCTTCAATGCCAATGAACCACTTATAGTTGTATCACCTATAAATTTAATTTCACTTGGTCTTATAATATTATCTACAACATTAATAACACCCGCCATTTCACTATGGAACTGGCAATTATAATATAAAGTAGGTGGTGCATCATTTTGTACAGCAAAAATTATTAAACCACTATCATCACCGTTATTTGTTACACCCACATTATATGCAGAAGCAGGTCCAGTAGTTTGTACCGTTTTAATATAAAAAGGATGTCCAGTTGCATTTACATCAAATGTATATGTAACACCTCTTACTAAAGTTATAGTTGGATTTGAACCACTAGCTGCACCACTAAACGTATATGCAGATGCTCCATTATTAGTTACATAAAATGTTTTATCTAAAGATGAAGTTGGTATTATAAAATTAGATGCTGATACAACCATACTTCCGGTAAACTGGGAAAATATGTTTACATTAAATCCTTTAACAGGATTAATTGATGCTGTTGCAGAACCAGAGAATATTAATGATGTATCTAAATCAGAAATTGCCGATTTAGGAATTTCTCTAAGATTTTTACCACTACCACTAAATGAACCGGTATATAATTCAACATTTCCACTTACCAATAAAGAACCAGTAAATTGAGAACCACTTATCGTGGATTGTACTCTAAATCCAAATTCAGGTGAAACAGATGCTGTTACTGAACCTGTTGCAATTCTTGTAGAATCTAACGCATCAGGAGTTAAAGCAGAACGTGGAATATCAAAAAGGTCTCTACCACTACCGCTAAAAAATGAACCACTTCTTACACTAACACCATTTGCTGTTAAACTACCACTAATTCTTACACTACCTGTAAAGAACGAACCGGAATTGGCTGAATTTACTACAAATCCTGCATTAGATACCGATGCAGTTACACTACCACTTGCTATACGGTCAGATTCTAATGCATCAGGAGTGAGTGCAGATCTTGGAATGTTAAATAATTTATCACCACTACCACTAAATGAACCACTATATATTGCAATTAAACTACCACTTACAAAAACAGAGCCAGTAAATTGAGAACCACTTTGTAATGATTGTACTTTAAATCCTTCAGTTGGAGAAACAGATGCAGTTACACTACCACTTGCAATTCTAGTAGCTACTAAAGAATCAATATTAAGTGCAGAAAGAGGGATATTAAATAATCCTTCACCGCTACCACTAAAATATCCAGAACCAGAAGGTATTGTAACGTTTCCACTTACAAATAAACTTCCAGTAAATGATGAACCACTATCAATTGATATTACTTTAAATCCTTCGTTTGGTGATACAGACGCAGTAACACTACCACTTGCTAATTTTGTAGCTTGTGGTAAATTAAATAAATTCGCACCGTCTCCAAAGAAAGAACCAGTAAATGAACCAGTGAACGATGAACCTGTAATATTGTTACCAATCAATTCACTTTGTATTCTTACCGAACCGGTGAATTGTTGTATATCGGAATCTTCGTCACCAAAAATATTTGAACCAGATGAATAAATTACAGAAGATGAAACATATGTTACAATTATTTGTTCTGCATATATTGCATCATCAACATATAAATTGCCATGAATCTTAGTATTTGTATTTATATCTAAGTCATTATCAATAAAAGATGCAGTTGATGACCCACTCGCTATAAATGTTGCAGCAGGTAAATTAAATAATCCTTTACCATCTCCAAAATATGAACCAGAGAATGAACCAGTATAAGAACCTGTAAAACTACCGCTTAGGGATTCCGCACTACCGGTGAAAGAACCAGTAAATTGTCCGGTTACTCTATCTAAATCTAAACTTCTTACAAACCCTCTATTACCCTGGTCATCTGAAACTACGATAGCAGGTGAACCTGATAAGGATGCACTAAAATTAGGGACACCTAAATTTGGTTCGGCCTGAGATATATCTAAAAACTGATATCTATCTGCAGATACATTTTTGGGACTAACGGGTTTAACCCTATTACTTAATAAGTTACTTTTGGCCATCCGATTCTACAAGCTTTGTTATAAATATAAAATAAGGAAGTATTCCTCAAATTATTCGTTAGCACTTTCAAGAATAGAAAGTATTACTTTCAATTCAGTAGAGCCAGAAAAATATAAACTATATCCTTCTTCCATTACCAATTTTCCGGCTACCACAGGAGATAACGAATCTCCAGTTGGAATTTCAACGTTTTTTATCAATTCAACAATTGGTTGTGCTTCTAAATCAGGATCTTCTATATTTGTTTTTATTATATTATACAAAGCATCAATTAAATAAGTAGAACCACTTAATAACTCATCAGATACCGAATAATCGGTATTAATTGATTGCGTAACCGCGGTTTGATATAATCTAGAAACGGAAACTGAACCTGTTACCGATTGATTTTTTATAATTTGTTTAGCGAGTGTATTTGCATATGAAACTGTATTTAACGAAGCTGTTATTTGTCCAGTTGGAATTAAACTTACTCCATTTTTATCGTAATACGCTTTCGCAGCTTTATTCGTTCTTATTGTTGTATTATTTTTAATATCATAAATAATAGCATCCACATCTCTTAATAAATTAGTTTCATAAAAAGAAGCAGAATATCCAAATGGTTCTTCCGATTGATTATTTAAAAACTGTATGTATGAAGTAACTTCTGATTTTATAAAATTTCTATTAAGATTTAAAAGAGCGGATGCGCTTGAAAAGCTTCCACTTAAATACGCAATATCAGTAGATGCACTTATAAATGTACTTCCACTATAAACATTACTAAAATTAGGTACTGGTAAATTATTATTTGAATTAATTAATATAGTTACCGGATGAGTTTGTAAGCCAGTATTAGTAATTTGCATTGAAAGCATAATTGTAGATACCCCTGCAGGTACTACATATACTTCATCTGGTTCTCCTGTCAAATTTGTAATTACTGACTGAAATCGGTTTAACGGTACGAATACTTGTGCCATTTGTTTTTATTTTCTTTTTTATGCTTCTAATGCCAATGAGAACGGAGTTACTAATGAGAATAGAGATTTACTAAATGTTCTACCCACAAGAGTACCAGTCGCTTGGTTAATACTCAAACCAGTACCAATTCTAAAGTCACCATCTTGGTTACCAGAGGTAAAGTAAATTCTACCACCCGCCAATTCGGTAATCTCATAAATCGGATTCGCCACACCACTACCACCCTGATTCGGTGGAAGTGCTTTAAATGTCACACCACTACCATTATAAGAGTAGTCAATACCGGTTGCCACAATTAGAGAACCAAATGATTCCAATGGTGCTCCAGCTGCGATAAACTCAGCTCTCGTTCTTAAATATCTGTTTGTTTCAAGAGTCTCCAATTTTTGTGCGTTAATTACTGCCGCTGCACTTCCATATTGTCCTGTGTAGTAAGAAGATGCCGCCGCAATACTTCTTTCGTTACCACCATACAATAAGTCAGTTGCTACCGCATCTACAATCAAACCGGTGTCTCTACTACAACTTGCCTCATTATATACTAAATATGGGAATGCTCCATTTGTATATCCAATTGCTCTTTGTTTTAATTCTTCTTTAGCCGCAAGTAATCTTTGATAAGCTTCTTTACGTTTTGTTGGTGGTGGAGTTAATGCAAATTGTCCAGCTACTTTTTCAGATACTCCTTTTGCGTAATTAATTCCATCAACAGTTTGTTTTTTCTGTCCAACCGTACCATTATCCGTATATGATTCTTTAATTGCTACTGAAGGAATCTTATAATAGTAAGAACCCGCTTCAATACTTCTTTCATTACCACCATAAACCAAATCAGTTGTAATTGCATCTAAAATAAATCCAATATCACGAGAACAACTTATTTCGTTGTATTGTAAAGTACTCCAAGAAGAACTTAAGAATGTTATAGTTTCTTTTTGGATAAATGATTTATTTTTTTGCAACAATTCTCTACCATATAAAACTGATTGTGATGGTGAATTAAATACCGGATTAGTAATTATTTTTTTAGCTAATCTACCCGCATATTTTACACCAGTAGTAGTTGGGTCTAATTGATTAGCTTCAGATGGAACACCCGCATTAGTTGCTCTTGATGGGAATAAATAGTAGTATGTTCCCGCGGTAATACTTCTTTCAGTTCCACCATATAATAGGTCAGTTGCTGCTGCATCTATAATATATCCAACATCACGAGAACAACTAGCTTGGTTGTAAACCACAGTACTCCAAGATGAAGATACATATTCAATTGTTTCCGCTGCTATGAACGATTTATTTTTTCTTAATAAATCAAATGATGCGGATACTTCCAATGATGCTGTTTGGAATACTATATTTTGTGAAACTTTTTGTGAAATTCTACTTGCATAATTAATTCCTTCTACAGTTTGTTTTAATTGCCCTTCACCATCACCATCACCTAATAAAGTTGCTTTAGATGGATACTTAAAGTAGAATTCACCACTCATTACACTTCTTTCATTTCCACCATATAATAGGTCAGTTGCTACACCATCTAAAATGTATCCAACGTCTCTTCTGCACTTAACTTTATCATAATCAAATGTACTCCAACTAGCAGTTAAGTACTGCATTGTTTCTTCTTGTATAAATCCTCTATTATCTCTTAGTAATGCAACTGATGCGGATACTGATTGAGATGCGGTTATGAATGTTAAGTTTTGAATTATATTTTTAGCTACTCCACCTGCAAAATCAATTGCGTTTACGGTTGGTTCTAATTGAGAACCAGTTGCAGATGATGGATATTTGAAATAGTAAGTACCAGCTTTAGCACTTCTTTCATTTCCACCATATAATATATCAGTTGAAACCGCATCTATTAATAAACCAACATCTCTACGGCATTTAGCTTCACTATAATTAAAGCCAACCCAAGAAGAACTAACATACGCGATAGTTTCTGATTGGATGAATGGTTTATTTATTTTCATTAAGTTATAAGATGCTGAAGCGTGTGCAGATGCAGTTACAAATAATGTATTAACAATAACTTTCTCCGCTAATTGTCCAGCATATCTAATACCATCCAACGTTTCATCTAATTGCGAACCGGTCGCTTGTGAAGGATATAAGAAATAATAAGAAGCCGCTTTAATAGTTCTTTCGTTACCACCATATAAAATATCAGTTGCTACATTATCTAAAATATAGTTTACATCTCTGCTACAACTTAAATCGTTGTAAGTAAATGCCACATCTGAATTAGAACCAGTCACCCAAGATGAACTAATATATGCAATAGTTTCCGCTGCGATGAATGATTTGTTTAATTTCAACAATTCTGCTGCTACTTTTCTTTCAGTAGAAGGTGAAACAAATGTTGTACCTAACACTATTTGTTGTGCTAATTTACTTGCGTAGTTAATACCATCCAAAGTTTGTCCTAATTGTCCAATTCCATCACCATCACCAATTACAGTTGCGTTTGATGGGAATAAGAAGTAATAATATCCGTTCATATATGATGCGGATGTGGAATTATGTAATAAATCTTCAGCTGCTCCACTTACAATATAAGCTACATCTCTGCTACAACTTGCTTCATTATAATTAAAGAAACTCCATGAAGAACTAATATAAGCAATAGTTTCTGATTGAATAAATGGAATATTTTGAATTAAATTGTTATATGCATTTATTACGTTAGGGTCAGTAGATGCTGCGCCATATGAAGTTAATATAGGGAATGAACCTGTGCCATTTTGTATAATATCAGTTACAATTGAAATTGATGAACTAATATAATCGGATTCAGTTTGTGTAGCAGCATTTCCACCAATTTGTGAAGTTAATGTTACTTTAATACTTTCAGATACATTTGATATAATCGTAGGTAACACTCCTAATCCATTTTCAACAGTATTAGTTACAACTGCAAATGAAGAACTTACTCTATTAACTTCATAAACTGTTGCAGATGATGCTGAAGTGTATTGCGGAATATTTGTTACTTTAATATTATTTGCAGTATTTAGTACAACTTGCGGTGTTTCTATTACGTTTCCTATTATAATTTGTTCACACAATCTTCTAGCATAATCAACTGCAGTTGTTGTTTCAACTACTTGTTCGGATTCAGTTGCCAAAGAAGGATATAGATAATAGAACTCACCTGCTTTAGAACTTCTTTGATTACCACCCCATTTAAAATCAGTAATTACCGCATCTACAATGTATCCAATATCACGTCTACATTTAGTTTGACTATAATATAAGTTAGGATATTTTGCATTTACAAACGCCACAACTTCTTCTTGTATAAATTCTTTATTATCTTTTAACAAGTTATAAACATTCAATATATCCGATGTTGCATTTGTTAAAGCAGAACCAGAGATTACTCTCATTGATAATCCTTTAGCATATCCAATACCATCTAATGTTGGTTGTAGTTGCGAATCAGTTGCTTGTGATGGATATCTAAAATAGTAATCACCTGCTACCCAACTTCTTTCATTTCCACCATAAAGAAGGTCAGTTGAAACTGCATCTATAATGTATGCAATATCTCTTTTACAAGTTGTTTCATTATAATCAAACTCACTCCAAGAAGAAGATAAGTAAGTTATAGCTTCGGCTTGTATAAATGATTTATTATTTCTTAATGTCACATAAGATGCTGATGTTTCTGCTGATGCTGAAATATGTTGTAGTGTTATATTTCTAACAACTTTTTCCGCTAACCCACTTGCAAACTTAATCGCTGTCACAGTTTGGTCTAATTGAGAACCAGTTGCCTGTGATGGGAAATCGTAATAGTATTTACCATTTACAAACGATGCAGAATTTCCACCATAAAGAAGGTCATATGCTGCACCATCAATAATAAATCCTAAATCTCTACTGCAACTTGCTTCATTATATTCAAACGAACTCCAAGATGAACTCATAAATGTTATAGTTTCATCTACAATCATTTGTTTATTATTCAATAACAAGTTATATGCTAAATTAACTTTATTATTTGAATTAGGTGTTGCATTTGGTCCAACATATCCAAACGATGCAGTTCCATTTGTAAGTATGGATGTAACAATACCAAATGATGCAGATACAAGTTTAGCCTGTATTCTGTCTGCACCACTTCCACTTAAAAATTGTGGGGTATTTGTTACTTTAACACTTGCTGATGTATTTGGAATTAATGTTGAATATGTTTCATTTTCAATTATATCCAAAACAACATCATATAAATTTGCAATTCTATCTCTTTGATATTTTCCACCATCGGTTGCTGGTAATAGTTGAGATACTATTGATTGTGCCTTTATACTACCAGATGTATTTTCTACAATTGATGGTATAGAACCAGTACCATTGTTAATTATTTTAATTACATTTGCAAATGAAGAACTAATACTAGAGGTATATGAATTATATCCAACACCACCACCCGCAGTTTGTTCAATTGATGATATATGCAATAATGATGGAATTGTATTTTCAAATCCATATTGGAAATTTTCAGCTAATGCATCAGGTAAAGATGCATCACCTTTATAAATTATATCTCTAATTAATCCAAACGATGCAGTTACAATACCAATTTCAGTTGAACTAGCAGAAACTAATGTTTTGTATTGAGTTTCATTTGTTACTTTAATTGTGTTATAGCTATTAGAAACTTTAGTTGGTGCCGCACTCAATCCACCTTCTATTATTTTAGTAACAATAGAAAAAGATGAACTGATTCCGTTTACTTCAGTTTCATTTGGAGTAATAGAAGATGTAATTTGATTTATATTACCAACTTTAATGTTATTATTTGTATTTGATAATAATAGCGGTGATGATAATAATATATTTTGAACTACTTTTCTAGCTACATTTTTAGCATATTGAACACCTGATACAGTTTCTCTTACTTGTTCTGTTTTTGTTGCCAATGAAGGATATAAATAGTAGTATTGACCGGCTGTTATTGCTCTTTCATTACCACCGTACCACAAATCAGTTGCTACATTATCAACAATATACCCAACATCCCTTCTACACTTCTCTCTATTGTAAACTAAATCAGGATAGAAAGCGTCTATGTATTGTATTGTTTCATTTTGAATAAACGTTCTATTCTTTCTCATTAATTCAACCGAAGATGATACAAATTCGGTTGGCTGTGTTAATACTCTATTTGATATTACATTTTGTGCGTTACCTGCTGCAAATAGTACACCATCTATCGTTTGCTCCAATTGTGCAGTTTGAGAAGGTACTCCACCAACAATTGCTTTAGATGGGTACAGATAGTAATATTCTCCTGCTTTAGAACTTCTTTCATTACCACCATACAAAATATCAGTTGCCACATTATCTACGATATATGCCACATCTCTTGAACAACTAGCCTCATTGTAGTAGAATCCATCTACACCTGTCCAAGAAGAACTTAAGTATGCAATTGTTTCCGCTTGAATTAATGGTTTGTTTTGTCTTAACAATGTCCAAGCAGTTAATTCTGAAATACTTGCGGTTTGTAATAATTGATTTGATACAATCTTTTTAGCAATACCTTTAGCGTAATTAATACCATCCAAAGTTTGTCCTAATTGTCCAGCTGCATCCCCATCTCCATCAACAGTTGCTAATGAAGGATATAAGTAATAGTATTCTCCTGCCTCTCTTACTCTTTCGTTTCCACCATAAAGAATATCAGTTGCTACCGCATCTACAATGTAGCCAGTATCTCTACTACAACTTGCTTCGTTGTAGTTGAAGAAACTCCAAGAAGAACTTACAAACGCTATTGTTTCGTTTTGTATAAGTTGTTTATTTTGAACTAACAAATCATATGCAGTTTGAGCAGAAACGGAAGAAGTATAATAAGTTAAATTCTTCATTACATTCTCACTCATTCCTTTTGCGTGCTTAATACCACTTAAAGTTGGACCTAATTGAGTTGTAGTTGCTTCGGATGGATATAAATAATAAAATTTACCAGCTTCAATACTTCTTTCATTACCACCATATACTAAATCAGTTATGGCTGCATCTAAAATATAACCAACATCTCTTTTACAAGTTTCCTCGTTGTAAACAAATCCATTCCAACTAGCAGAAACATATGCAATTACTTCATTTGCTATAAATTGTTTGTTATTGAATATTAACTCTTTAGCCTGAAGTTTATTATTAGTAACTGATTGTAATAAACCGCCTTTTAATATTCTATTTGAAAGATTTTTAGCGTAATTTATTCCGGTTACAGTTTCATCTAATTGAGAACCAGTTGCTTCAGATGGATATAAGAAATAATATAAACCAGCTTTAGATGCTCTTTCATTACCACCATAGTATATATCGGTTGTAACAGCATCTATAATATAAGAAATATCTCTACTACAACTTAGTTGGTTATATGTATGTGTACTCCAAGAAGAACTTATGTATGAAATAGATTCACTTTGAATAAATGATTTATTATTTCGTATTAAATTATATGCATTAGTTATTTCAGTAGATTGTGTTACAAATAAAGTATTTAAAACCACTTTTTGTGCCAAACGGCTAGCATATTCAATTCCTTCTAATGTTTGATTTAATTGTCCACCAGTATCACCATCATTTCCTACGGTAGCTTGTGATGGATATTCATAATAGAACTTACCATTTACAATTGATGCAGAGTTTGAATTCCACAATAAATCTTCTGCTGAACCACTTAAAATAAATCCAACATCTCTCTTACATTTTTCTTCATCATAAACAAATCCACTCCAAGAAGAAGAAAGATATGCAATTGTTTCTTCTTGTATAAATGTAATATTGTTTTTAAGAATATTATATGCAGTTATTACATTAGTATTTGTAGATGCAGATGTATATTGAATAACTACTGGCAAACTTCCTGTTCCATTTGATACGATATTTGAAACTATACCAATTGATGCAGATATAATTTGTGATTCGGCGTTTGTTGCCGAACCAGTTCCTATATATTGTGTTTCTAATGTCCTTTTTATATTATTTACCGTATTCGTTACCAAAGAAGGTATTGAACCAGTTCCATTACTTATTACATTAATAACAGTATCAAAACTAGAAGTAATAGAGTTTATTACAGATCTAGATGTAGAACCAGTTGCAACTGTTTGTACGGCATTTGTAACTTTTATTAATCCATCGGTATTTTTTACTAAAGAAGGAATTGAACCTGTACCATTTTCTACAATATCTAAAACAATATCAATAGATGATTTGAACAAGTTTATATTTGCTTGAGAAATAGATGCGGTTGTAGTAAATTGTAAAGTGTTTGTTCTTTTTATTGAACCTGTTGCATTTGTTATTAATGTTGGAATTGAACCAGTACCATTTGCTATTATATTTGTCACAACATCAAATGAAGAATTAACTTTATTAATTTCAGTATTATTTGGTGTTATTGATGATGTTGTTTGTGAACCGGTGCTAAAGAGTATTCCTTTAAATGAAGATGAAACTATTGTTGGTATAGACCCAGTGCCATTTGCTATTATATTAATAATATTAGAAAATGAAGAAGATACTAATAATTTATCAGATTCTATTACAACATTAGATGATGTAGTTTGATTAATATTTGTTGCTTTTATTGCACTTTCAGTATTTTTTATAATTGTTGATGGGTATCCATTACTTCCACTCGCTATAATTTTTGAAATTACATCAAAACTTCTTTCAACTTCAAGTCCACCTATTGCAACCAATTTAGTTAAATCTCTACCAAAATTAATTGCATCAATTGTTTCATCTAATTGGTCATCAGTTGCCTGCGATGGGTATAGATAATAGAATGTTCCAGCTTCAATAGTTCTTTCATTACCACCATATACTAAATCAGTAATTACCGCATCGGTAATAAATCTAACATCTCTGAAACATTTAGCCTGATTATAATTTAATTTTGGATAGGTATCGTTTGTATAATCAATTACATTTTGTTGTATAAATGGTATATCCGCTCTTACTAATTCCGCTGCTGCCAATACCGCTACAGATGGTAAATTTAATTTATTAGTATTGGCTGCAATAAAGTTTTGTCCAACTACAACTTTTTGTGCTATTCTACTTGCATAATTTACAGCATCTAAAGTTTGTGTAAGTTGAGAACCAGTTGCCTGTGATGGATATAAGAAATAATATTCAGCAGATAATCTAGTTCTTTGATTACCACCATATACTAAATCAGTTCTAACCGAATCAATAATGTAATTTAAATCTCTACGGCACGTTGTTTCGTTATAATCAAATGAACCCCAAGATGAACTCATATATGCTATGGTTTCATCTATAATAAATCCTTTGTTATTTTTTAATGCTAAAGAAGCACTCGCTAAACTACCGGTCAATTGTTGATATTCTATACCTTGAATTACTTTTTGTGCAACATTACTCGCGTATATAATACCATCAATAGTTTGTTGTAATTGTGAACCTGTCGCTTGTGATGGATATTCAAAATAATATTGCCCATTAACAATTGATGCTGAAATATTACCCCAATAAAGGTCTTGTGCCGCACCACTTATAATTAATCCAACATCTCTTCTGCATTTTTCTTCATTATAATCAAATCCACTCCAAGAAGAAGAAAGATACGCAATAGTTTCTTCTTTAATAAAATCCAAATTTGCAACAATATGAGAACTTGCCAAAGATTGTTTATCGGATACCAAAGATTGAGTTACATATGGAGTTTTAGCCACATCAAGATTTCCAGTTCTTAAAATATCAACTACAATTGATATTGAACGAGAAACAAACAATGATGCAGAAAGATTTGTATCTAATGATGATGTTGTTACTTGCGATACATTACCAACTTTAATCAAAGAACCGGTTGTTGAATTATTAACCAAAACCGGTAGAGATGATAATCCATTTTGCAACACATCAGTAATTACTTTCATTGATGCACTAATACTAGAACTATATGTAGAATTCCCACCTATTAATTGAGAATAATTTGTTGCGGTTGCTTTAATATTATCATTAACCGAAGATGTGAATGGTTGTAAAGAACCAGTTCCATTTTTTATTATATTAATGATATTCGCAAATGAAGAACTTATACTTGCAGTTTCGGCATTTGTTGCAGATGTTGCAGATATTTGTTCTATATCAGATACTTTATATAATCCTGATACAGACGATGTTAATATAGGTAATGAACCTGTTCCATTATTTATTATGGATGTTACAATATCAAAATTATCACCAATACGATTAACCTCATCCGGTGTTACATATGAATTCGTTATTTGATTATTTAAAGAAACTTTTAAAGGATTATTTAATGACCAATTTGAATCGGTATTTTTTGCCACAATTGCTTTAATTGAGTCAACACCTTTTTTAATAATACCCTCAACTATATTAAAAGAAGAACTAATTGAAACTTGTTCATTTAAACTTCCACTATAAGAAGATGTAATATTTGTTAAAGCCGAAATCTTTATACCTTTCTCATCATTTGCAATAATTCTAGGTGTATCTAAAATTATATTTTGAACAATGTATTCTGTAATAATCTTTGCGTATCTTATACCACCTGCAGTTTCTCTTTTTTGCGTAGAAGTTGCAATTGAAGGAAAATCATAATAGAATCTACCACTAGCTACACTTCTTTCATTACCACCATATAATAGGTCAGTTGCCACACCATCTAAAATATATCCAACATCCCTACGGCATTTAGCTTGATTATATTCCAAAGTAGGATACGCAACATTGATAAATTGTATAGTTTCATCTTGTACTAACGATTTATTATTTCTTATTAATGAATAAGCCGCTTGTGTGGTTTGAGATGCCGTTACAAATGTTTTATTTACAATTAAATTTTTAACCAATCCAGCTGCATATTTGATACCATCAATAGTTTGTACTAATTGTGAACCGGTTGCTTGAGATGGATATAAATAATAAAATCTACCAGCTTCAATACTTCTTTCATTGCCTTCGTATTTAATATCGGTAGCTACCGCATCTAAAATATATCCAACATCTCTTTTACACTTTTCTTCGTTATATTCAAATGTACTCCACGAAGAACTTAGATATGCAATAGTTTCGTTTTGAATGAATTGTCTATTATTTAAAATACAATCCCATGCTGACTCTCTATCAATATTTGGTTCAACAAAGTTTTGATTTTTTAATATTTTTTCAATTAATCTACTAAAGTATTTTATAGCAGTAAGTGTTGGTGATAATTGAGTTGTAGTTGCTTCCGATGGGTATTGATAATAAAATAATCCACTTCTTATTGATTCTTCATTACCACCGTATAAAAGGTCTTTTGCTACACCATCAATAATGTAGCCAATATCTCTGCGACAAGTTGTTTCATCATAAGAAAAATCACTCCAAGAAGAAGAAAGATATGCTATTGTTTCATCTTGAATAAATTTTTTATTATTTAAAATTAAATCGTATGCATTTATCTTATCGGTACTATCACTTGCTATTGATGACGAATATACTGTTGGTGGATATGTTAGTGTTGATGCTATTAAATTTATAGGTGTTGCAGAATTGTTTACTATATTAATTTTTCCACCCAAATTTTTATTATTTCTCGCAACATAATAAAGTGTATTTGGTGCATCGTATGGAACTTTAAATGTAATATTACCTACACTATCACCATTATTTATTACTCCTTTGTTATAATCATAAATTTTATCAATTCCTTCTACCTGTTGTGTTCTTATCCAGAAAGGATAATCTATGCCACCAATTGCTTCAGAAGCACTTATATAAAATTTATAAGTTTCACCTCTAAATAAAGTTAATGTTGGATTATTACCCAATCCATTAAATGTATATGCAGAACTGCCACTATTTACTACTGTGAAATTTTGTTGATGATTTACAGGTATAGATAATGTATTACTTCCAGTACCATTTGCAACTATATTATAAACTATACTTAAACTTGCACTTACATTGTTTATTACTGAAAGTGATGAAGATATTCCACTTGAACTAAATGGTGTATCAGTTGCTATAATACTTGCACTTAAATTTGTAACTAAACTAGGTGTTGCAGTTAATCCGCTTTTAAGTATAGAAATAATTGTACTAAAAGATGAAGATATACTTGAACTAATAAAACCAGTTGCCGGTATTGTTGCAGTTATTGGTGTTTGATTTGTAGTTTTTACTCCACTATTAGTATTTGTAGTGAAACTATATGAACCAGTACCATCTGCAAATATTCCAAGAGTTACTCCAAACGAAGAACTTATTTGTGATAAATCTTCATTTGATGCCGAATAAGATGCTGTAATTTGTTCAGTTCCTAATATATTATACGGCGAATCAAATCCATATCCTTTATTAGAACTTCTGGCCAATAGAGTTGGAAAATTAGAAGTTCCACTATCTACAATAGCACTTATTAAATTAAAATCAGAAACAATTTCTTCAATATTAGATGCCACCACTAGCATACATACCATACAAACCAAACGAAATGTTTGAGTTGTTTAGTGTAGCATGTCCACCATTGTTTACTCTAATTGCGTAATATGAGAAGTTATTAAAGAAAGATACCAACTGAATGAATCCTCTACCATTTACCAAACACCCCACACCATTTGGAGAAATCTGCGTATAAGCATCCAATACCATTGAAGCCAACGGAGAATCAGGATCTATCACATCACCATTAACATAAAGACCACCACCGCCTGGAGGAATTTCTTCGTAAAGTTCGGTGAATGAATTCTCTTGGTTAGAAATTTGTGAACAGTTCTGAACGTATGGTGAAGTTGTAATAAATGCACCTGGTTGAAAAGCTACACCAAATCCTCTTTGCGGCTCTTTCTCACTTGGCCACAATCTTAAACCACCCATTGTTACCTCTGCAATATAACATCCAGAGTTTACCCAAAAAAGGTCTTGTTCTGGATTTTTAGCGTTAATCTTAGTAATACGCAAACCTGCACCCCAAATAGTTGTATTCTTAGGAAGAATAACAGGGTTATCCTCTAAATACGTTCCAGCCTGTACTTTAATTACATATCCATTATATATTGAACCTGTATCAAAACCATATCTACCATCGTATCCAGGAGATGCCAATGCAGCTGCTCTTTTAATTGTACGAAGTGGATATTGAATAGTTCTACCATCATTTGTATCATCTCCATCGGTTGAAGATACATACAATGTAGGTTGGTTTGCACCAAAATCTTTTGCTAAAATTCCGGCGTATCGTTGTGTATCTAGTGATTCAGATGAAAACGATGCGGTAAATGATAGAATTGTATCCGGTGCACTTACTAATAAGTCTCCATCTATTGTAAGAGAACCAGTCAGAAATACTGAACCTGTTATTTCACTTTTATCGTTTTCATCATTTCCAAAAAAGAAACTTTTAGAAACAAAAAGTGAACCAGAAATAATGGCATTATTACCGATATTAACATCTTGTCTAATATTAAGTGAACCACTTATATCTTGTTGTTCTTCTATTTGCTTACGAGGTATCAGTCTTGCCATTATAGTATTTCAGATATTTTTCCTTTTATTTCAAAATTTGTAGGTAATACATCAGTAGGAACTCGTGTGATATCTACAAAAAACGTAACAATAATATTATTTCCACTAACCTCAACACTATATCTATCTTGAGGCTGTTTTACTCCAAATAAATATACATCAATGTAATCTTTAAAATCATCTACTTGAAGTCTATCTATAATAATTTTTTTATTTATTAAAGTAAGTGTAAAAAACGTATTAGTTTCATCCAAAATCAAAGTATCAGGATTAAAACTATAAATAAAAGTATCTTTATTTACATTTAAAACAAATTCTTTAAAAGCAAGTCTTTGCCTTTTTATTAAATCTCTCCCATTATCTATATTTGGTAAATTTCTTCCCATATTACTTAAATATTTCTAAATCACCATTAATTTTTATTTCATCGGTTTCATCTAATTGATATGGATTACCAAATCTGTCAAATTCTGGAAATTGAGATTTTATAAATTTTACATAAAAATCATTAACTTCCATTTCAAACACATAATCATTTTCTCTTATAAATAAACCATTTATGAAAACATCAAATCTAGCGGTTGGCTTTCTCAATCTTTCTAAATCTTTATATAATGTTTTTATTCTTACATTTTTTACTCTAAAAATCCAATAATAAGGATGTGATAAATCAAATGCTTCTAATTGAAATTCATTTGGTTCATTCACTTCTTTCATTATATTTTTAATATGATTTATGTTCATAGTTCTTGAAATTTACCAGTTATAGCTATTTCATCATTTGCATCCAACGTAAAACTTAAATTAGAAAAGTTAAAATATATTTCTTTAGTAGTACCGTTGTATGTATATGTATAAAAAGATGGAGAGATAAAATCTCCATTGATATAAACTTTAAACCAGTTATCAGTATCAAATACACCAATTAACTCCGAAGGTAATAATGGTTTTTTTACATTAGTTAATTTTGCAGTTGTTGAGTTTACAAAAGTTGCCATCTGAGAACCTCTTATGGCTACAAAATTAATTACACTCGCATATTCATTATATGCATTTGCATTTGTAAAATTACCACCTGTTAAATCAGTTTCCAATCCAAATACAATTCTTTTTGGTGAGAATGCTTTTGTAACCGTTGGTTTATTATTTACTTGTTCTGGCAATAAATAAGCACTAACATCAATTGTAAAATTTGTTCTTATAATTCTTTCAGTTCCTTGTGAAACTTCTTGTGTTGTTTCAAAAGAATCAATTTTTGACCTAAATTTAAAACCTTGTTCAGTACCCCAATATTTATCAGTTTCGTTTTGATATGCCTCTATGATTTTATTCATATGTTCCGTAAAAGATGTCCATATAATCACATCGTAAGTAACCGTTACATATGCCGGAACTGCAACATTATAATATTCGTAAACCGGCTTTGCATTATTTAATATTGAAAACTTATCATATCTATTTTTTGCAGAATATTTTTTTGCAAAAGGCATTGTAATCGCTTCTCTAAAGTGTGGTAAATTTTCGTCTCTTTGTACACTGTTTCTTTTAAACATTACCATAGGTATTTGAATTCTACCTCTAGCATCTCTCAAATATCCTTGCTTTCTAGCACCTTCCCATCTTTCAGCATTTCCATATATCAATGGAACTTTTAATAAATTACCATTTTCTTCTAAATCAGGAATAATAACTTTAGACATATACTCTGAAATAGCCGTATCTACATCTATTATTTTTACACCTTTGATAAATTCTTTATCAATTGGACGATGTTTTGCTCTATTTGTTTCTCTTTTTTCCATTATATGATTCTCATTTCAGTTTGTATAGTACTTCTTCTAGTCATAAATGTAGAACAAATAATTGAAAATTTATTATCAACTTGTCCACCAATCAACTGGTCTTCTCTTATATTATCAATTTCAAAATAAGCGTTATTATGAAAAATAATATCACCAACTTCAGGATAAAATCCTTTATCTTCTAAAGTAAATCTATTAAAACGGAATTCAACCAATTGATTTTTATCCGCACCAAATCCTTCATATTCAGTTGTTGATGATTCTCTTTCAATTAATGCAGTACACTCTAATCCTTGATAATAAGTTTTATTTAATGATTCACCATATAGATTTGTTTTACTATCTTCTATAATGAGTTTATATAAAACTACACTTGTTTCAACAACAACATCAACCAGTTCTCTGGCTATGCTTTCAAAGAACTTTATATCTCTTGATAATGCAAATCTTGCCATAATATTAACCTATATAGATTGCTAAAGGTACTTTTCGTAACATTTCTTGATGAGCAGTAGCTTCTGTATTTCTATTTTCAAACTGCTTTGTTCTGCTCAATTCTTCCAATGTTTCTCTTAATTGAGTCATCAGAGCTTCCTTTTCAGTTGTTGCTTCTGCTCTCAATGCCGCGCCATCTAATTGAATTTCAGAACCAGGTATCGGTATTGTTGAATATTTTTCTCTTACGGCACCCAACATTTCTTTTACTAATGCAAGTGTATATTTTCTAATCCATTGTTTACCAACATCATTAATTCCACTGTACTCCATAAAATCATAAGGAATATCCGAATAATCGGAGATTACACTTGGTGTTACCGTTGTTGAGTTTGTTACAAATTCATCCTTTACAAAATAATCAAAATATAATTTTCCATAAAGATTGATATTTTGAGATGTTGGTCGTGGAAATACTTGAATTTTTCCATTTACAATATTGAAAGTAAATGCCGATTTTCTGAATTGGTCATTGAACTCAATTGCCTGAATTCTTAACATATCTTCAAACATTGGCATCAATATAAATTGTGCTGCCGGTGAATACGAACCAAATCCAAATTCATCAATTAAGTTTAATGTACCTTGTCCACTTACCGAATACGGGTCAAAGAATCTGTTGATTGCCGGTACTGGTTCATGAAATACTTTAACTACTTCAATACGTTTTCCGCTTTCGGAAACCGAAGCCCATAAAGTATCTAAATTATATTCCTGCTGACCAGGAACTAATTCAATATATCCCTTTTTAATATCGGTATTTCCACCAACTCCTGCTAATGTTCCATATGCATCGGAAATACCAATTAAAGTAGGTAAATTTGAACCCTGAATTAATTTGCTTGAAAGATTTGTACTTTTAGATTTTCCCCTTAAAGTATCCAAATTATTACGAATGTTGAATTGGTTTACTTGCGCACCATATTCCGATACGGCTTCTTCCAAACAAGCGTAGAAATTTTCATCTAAAAGTTCTATATTTTGAATAGGATATCCCAATCTTCTAGCACACCAAAGAGCAACTTTAGGTGCTTCCTCTTGGAACTCATAATCATTATCATATATTCCAAAAGGGGTTTGCCCTGGGAAAAACGAAGATGAACCAGGATATATTAATGTTTCTAATGCCATTATAAGTACTTATTTTAACGTTACCTATAAATATTAGAAATAGTAAGTTTAGTAATTTAAAGAGGATTAATTATCTAATTGTTTCCATTGTCCACCATTCCATCCGTAAAAATGAAAATCGCTAGTGTTAAAATAAAGTGCTCCAGATAAAGGTGAAGTTGGTGCAGTTGAATGATTTGGTAATATTATGGTTGAATTATTACCACTAATATTTAAAGAACCGGTTATGGTTTGATTTCCATTAAATTGATTTGAACCAGTTGTTGTAAATGAAGAAATATCTATTGAAACCCCAGATGTTCCTGATGTTCCGTCTCTACCACTAACTCCGGCTTGCGATATTATAATATGTGGTTGAGAAGTTTGGACATTAATATTTGTAACAGCATTTTCTACCGCTACATTGGTCTTTGGGACTTCAACTTGGACAGTTGTTATATCTTTTTTTATTTCTACGGACATTTGTTACTTAGTTACGTTTTTAGATAACTTAACCTTACCTTCTAATAAACGGGTAACTTCATTTCCTTTTACCATTTCCAAATCGTAAAGTGCTTCACTAAAATCTAAAAGTGATGAAGATGCTGCTGATATGTACACTGCTATTGAACCAGAAGATAATGGTGTTGTTCCATTAGACCCACTTAAATTAATACCAGTTCCATCTGCTTTTAGCGATGACGATAGGGAAAGTAATGGAGATGTTTCGTAAGAAGTTCTTAACTGCATTCTTCCTTGATAACCAGTTAAATTTACTGCAGAGCCACTTTCATCTGTCCAATTTATTTGAAAATTTGTGGTTGCTCCCTGCTCTATAATGAATGAATATTTACCTGCTGCCATATATTTAGTGTGTTTACCACTATAAATATAAAGTTTCTCTAAAGGGGTAAAATAAAAAAGGAGTGGGTTACACTCCTTTTTAGTTTTTTATATGAAATATAATACTATCCTATTTGTGTCAATGTTGCAATTACCGATGGAACTGCTGGTCTATCAGGTGTAGTTTGTGGACCAATTGCTACCAATTGACCGGTGGCTGCATTGCAACTCCATTTTAATTCAATATAATCATTTGCTTTAATTGGCATCATATAATTCCAAGCTGCAACACTTCTACCCAACTGTGCTGCGGATTTATTTACATCCAATTGTGTGTTTGAATTTACAACATTACTTCCAGTATATGCTAACCATATATCAAATGTAATATTTGTGTTTGCGGTATTTGATAATTGTGCCGAAAATTGTAAATTGTATATCCCAGTGTGTTCAACTTTAATTCTTGTACCATTTTCTATAACAATATGGTGTGTAAAATCCGTTGTGTTAAACTTCATTGAATAAGCAGTATTTGCAGACCCACTTTGTGTTGATGTATCACTAAACTGTCCCCAATTGAATAATCTATTTCCTGCTAAATAAAATTCAGAACCACTTGCTACATTTATATTACCATTAACATCCAAAGAGCCCGTAATGGTTTGATTACCCTTATAATCGGAAGAACCTGTATAAAATTGAGACCCAGTTACTATGAATAATGAGTTATGAAAATTAGAACTACCACTTACATCAATACTACCACTCATAACAGTGTTACCAATAATAGTATTAGTTCCCGTCATTAAAGTATTACCAACAATAGTATTACTACCACTTAACGTATGTGTACCTAAAAATGATGTAGAGCCAGTTACATTAAGAGAACCGGTTATTTGATGCCTATCATCTAAAGAATCCCCCAATAAAGTTGAACCGGAAGAAAAAAGTATTGATGATGAATATATAGTTACATAATATTCATTTGCCGTAAGTGTATTAAATGCTGCATTAATAGTGCCATCCGTTAAATCGGTATCTTTTGCATATCCTTGTGTGTATTTTAATGAACCCGAATCAACCACAGCATCAAGTGTAGTTTGGTCATCAATCATTACCGGTTTTGAACCCATATCTCTATATGCCGCGCTACCCACACCATATAAATTAGTATATGCTTGATTTTGAGGTGAGCGGTCCGATGCAGGATTTCCTTTTATCTGTCCCATTTCTTAATTTATTTATTATAAATATCACGTAATAAGCAAAAAAAGGGAGTGATTTCTCACCCCCTTTTTATTATGAATCGTAGTTAGATTCTATTAAGATTAGATATTAGCTAAATCTTTAACAAAAATCTTACCATAGAATTCTGGTCTTACCATCTTCTTAGCGTATCTAGTCATCACACCTCTTCTTGGAGTGAAGTTTTGTGGGTCATACACTAATGGAGTCATAATCAATGGTACATATGGAGCGTAAACAGCACCAGTCTCTAAGAAGTTATTACCTCTGAAACCTAATAAGATTTCGTTAGAAGTCATATAAGGATTCTTATAAACAGTGTATCTGTTGCTCATAGAACCGATTGCAGTTACACCAGCTGCAAATTGCATTGCATCTTTATCAGCGTTAACTGTGAATCCAGGAATTGATTCCAAGATAGTACATACATCAGGAGATGCAACTAAGAAGTTAGCACCACCTCTTAAAGTCAATTGGTGAATCTTATTAGATACCTTATTGATTTTAACACCTAAAGTTTGATATAATCAGATAACATAGAAGTTAATTCAGCTTCTGCATCAATTGAATGGTAAGCGTTTAAGTCTTGCGCTAATTCAGGAGTCCATACTGCTTTCAACTTACGAGTCTTAGCAACAATAGCCTCTGATTTTAATTCAAGATCAATTTCAGGAATATCCAATGCAGTAGTTGTGTTACCAGCGCTATTTGCAGTTGAATCTTCAAAATCACCTCTATCGTAAGCAACTGGTTGCTCAGAATAGATTACAGTTGATGTAGATGGGTTAGCACCTTTAGACATTGATACGAACAATACTACGTTTGTACCAGATGAATAGTTGAATTGACCAAGAGTAGTATTCAAAGTACCGCTACCAACAGCGCCTACTTGGAATGAACGTACTGCGTTTACATCAGAAGTTGCAGGTAATTCGTTTGCACCACCTGCATAAGAAATAGTTAATTTAACGATATCACCTTTAGCTGCAGAAGCAGAAAGTGCACCATCAAATCCAACATCAGCCCAAGAAGCTGTTGCTGCAGATGTAGTTAATGAAGCTGCAGAAGCGTCATTTACTGAATATCCGTATTTACCTTCGCCGTAAAGACCGTTTACAGCTGAGTTAGTTCTACCGAAGTTAGCCGCAGAACCAGTTGTGTTAGTACCACCGAAAAGTGATTTACCAGCGAACTGTAAAGGACCACCTTGAGATGAACCATATTTGAAATCTAAGAAGAATACAAGACCAGAAGGTAAGTTCATTGGTTGTACGCTAACGAATTCTTTCGCTGCGATTTCACCAAAAATTCTTCTTACCAATGGTAATGCTACTCCAGACCATTCTTCAGAACCAGTAGAAGTACCTGTTTGAGTTGCCTCATCAAGTAATTGCTTAGCTTGGTTCTCTAACAACACTGCCATAGAGTGTTGCTCTCTTTCTTTTAAACCTTCAAGAAGACCAGTTTTTTCCCATTTGTTCTTAAGTTGACGAGTTTCAGCCAACATTACAGCTTGTGGGTTTTTGCCTTCCATAAGTTTTCCTAAATCAAAATTTGCCATTTTTTATTATTTTTTTATGGATTGTTATTTTACGATACCAGCTAATTGCTTAAAGCGGTTAGCTAATTCGTTTGAG